TACACCCTCGGCACCACCAGAATCATCAAGTACCCCCCCGGTACACTGTTGTACACTGCTTAGCCTACCCCCACTTCATCAGTACACTGGTGCTGCGCACCGCTTGGGCATGTTGCCCTTGAGTATCTAATGGAGTCTAACCATGTCGTCTTCCCGTCTTACCTTTGGTGCCATGCTGTCCACTGTTCAGACCACTGCCAACACAGTGACTGCAACTCTGGAAGCTGCGAACCAAGCAGTCGGTATGCTCACTGCCTATGTAGGCGAAGCCTCTGCCAACCAGAAGCTGCGTCAGATCGCTGATCGTGAAGTCTTCTTGGAGAATCTCATCACCGAGAAGTCTGAAGAACGTGCTCTGTCCCGACTCAAGGTCGAGAAGTTCATTGCACAGTCTGCCAAACACCATCAGCACTACGAGGAAGCTTATGAAACTTTCAGCAAGCTGCTCCGTCCTGCTGATCAAACCACGGTCTCTGCACCTCAAGCTTAACCTGACCTCAACCTAAACCATCCCTAAGGGCTATCACTCGGTAGCCCATCTGGAGTCATTGCATGGCCACTATCCTCCTGTTGCTGCTTGTCCTCGTGCTTGGCACCTGCTTCATGCTCAAGTGCTATAGCGACTTCAAGTCCTATCGAGACCCTGCATTTGCAGTCTTCTTCACTGCCACCGGGATCGTAATGGTCATCTTGGTTCTGGCTTTCCTGCACTTCAAACCTTGGCTGTAAGTCACTGACGCTGCGCGTCTCTTGGGCAATCAAGCCCTCAATCAATCTAGGAGTTCCACATCATGGGCAAAATCAACTTCAACCAAACCTTCGGCAACAACGCTGCTCAGGCTCAAACCCCTGCTGCTCAACGTCCCAAGGCTGAATACTGGCTCAACGTCGGTTATGACTCCGGCGTCAAAGACGAGGAAACCGGCGAATCCCGTTTCGTCTCCCTCGCTGCTGGTATCCCACTCGACTCCATCGAGAAGCTGAAAACCAACTCCAGCAACCGCACCTTCGCCCAGTTCCAAGCTGCGCGTAACGACCTGCATGACCAGATCATGGCCATCGCTCAAAGTCTGGAACCCGGCCAATCGGTGATCATCGACACCGAAACCACCCTGCAAATCCAGATCCGTCGCGTCCGTGAAGAGGTCGAAGACCTCGACAACGCCGACAACCAGTTCGCTCGCCAACTGGTGCTGGCCCGTTAACAGCCAGTAGCCCAATGCCACCTCCTATGGGGGTGGCTAGGGCCTTGGCTTAGATAGTTCATAAGAGACAGAACCAATGGAAATCAAAGTGCGTAGCATCAAATTCTCCCTTCGCTTTCGTGATGGTTCACATCAGGATGTAGTGAAGGAAGTCATCGGTGACGATGAGATGGTCAAGTGGGTGGCTGACCAGTTTGCCGAGGTAAACGAGTGTGCTGTCATCGCCACAGAAGGCGAGAACCAAGTGGCCATTGCAGGCAACATTCAAGACTGACTCACCTAAATGTCAAAGTTAACTTTTTGACCATTTTCGGCTAGATCCAGCCTAAATAGTAAAGAGCCCATTTTCGACCTAAATAGGAGAAAGAAATCCATGATCACTGCCAACGAAAGCAATGCTCGTCAGTACGTTAAGCTGGTGAAAATCTGCCAGCTGGTCGATGGGGAAGTGAAGCTGTTCAAGGATGGGACAACCCAACAGTGGTATGTCACTGCCCGTGGAAGAACCTACTGTGGTTCGACCATTGATGCTGCGCTGAACCAAGCAGCTATCGAGATCCTGGGAGAATGAAAATCCACCTCACAGGTGAGAGGCGTGTCTATGTAGGCAGCCTCTGCAAATTCCCCAATGTACCCAGTAGCCGTAGGACTGATGATCCTGAAAAGGTCACCTGTCTGCGCTGTCTGGCAATCATCACTGAACCAAAAGGGAAATTCAAATGATCGAATCTCATGACATGGATGTGCATGCCCTATGCACAGCCTTCGTAAACCAAGGGAACAAAGATTATCACTGTGAAGTGACCTCCGTTTTCCTAAATGGTCACGACATCAACATCGTCTACAAATTCCCCTGCACCATGGGATGGAAATGTAGTGAGTGGCCGACCAACATGCTTGAGCTGATGGCTTGGGCTTGGAACAACCCAAAGGCCCTATGCCGTAATGGTGATTGAAATCGCTTTCGCACTTGTATGGACATTCAAATGAACAAGTACAAACTGGAATTCACCGAGGTGGACAAAGAACACATGTTCCATGGAAAGGTGTTCGAAATCGAGGCTGAATCTGATGAGGATGCCTTGGGGTTAGCCCACTCGGTACTGATCGAACGAGATCAAATGGGAATGGTGATCGTCGAAGGCACCATCATTCTCTCCAAAGAAAGAACCTTGAACTAAATAGGAGCAACACCATGGCTTTGAAGAAATGCGCCCGCTATCTCACTCAACAAGAAATGGCTGGGCAGTTGCGTCTTCCCGAGGAAGCAAAAAAGCCCAGTCCTGAAAACATCAAAAATCTGCTGCGAGGTGACTACCTCAAAGTAGGTGTGATCACCCATGGAACCAAGGAAATCTTCTGGGCCAAGTTCGTCATGACTGAAGGTGACAATCTGGTAGGAAGGATCAGTAATGATCTGCACTACTCCGCATTGCATGGTCTGTTCGATGAAGAACTGATCACCTTCCCCAAAGACCGCCTGTTGGCAATCATGGACAACCACTAATGAAACCTCTCTATGCGATTCGCCAGATCAGCACAGGATTCTTCCTGCCCAACCCCAAGGGCAGGAATGGTAGTGGGGGCAGTTTTACTGAACCCACGGATCCTAATGTAGAGCCTCCTCGGCTGTTCAAGAACAAAAAGGCTGCTGCCACTTGTCTGACCCAATGGGCCAAAGGTGAACACCATGCACAATGGGACTATGCCGATACCGATGGCTTCGGTGGTGGAGGTGAACGCTATGTGGACAACATCACCATCAAGCCTGTGGCTAAGCGCAACATCCATGACATGGAAGTTGTAGAGGTTGAACTGGTTGTATTCAACAATTAAGGAGCGAACCAATGGCACTACAGATGATGATGTTCCATCAAGGTGAGCAGCATGTAATCGATGTGAAGAACATCGAAGAGACTGAAGAAATCTTCTTCATGTCCAAGAACATCACCCTGTCCATGGAAGAACTCCGTACCGGACAGAAAGTGATCTATGGCGACTGGGGTCAGCGTCTGGAAGATGGCACTCCAGTGGAAGCCATGGTCATCGTGGGTCCTGATGTGACCTGCGAAAAAGCAATGAGACTTCTCCGTGAGGAGATCGAACGCCGACTGGTGGAACGATGAAAACCCGACTGACTTCCGGCAATGCACCGCTGCATGTGCGACGTAAGCATTTGACCAATATCCTCCGGGATGCGGTACATGCGTGCAAAACCACCATGAACAACTATCCAGATGAATTCGAGTTGCCAGCAGATCATGACATCCATGAACTTCTGCGCATTACCGAAACCATCTGTGATGAGATGGAGACACCAAATGGATCAGGATCCAGCTGATGTACTGCTCAAAGTAGCCCGAGTGTCTTCATGGGAAAAAGCCAAGGCTTACCTCATCACTCTCGCTGCAACTGTTCCTCAAGGTTCTGTGCAATACCAACAACTAACTGATGCAATTGATCAGTTTGTAACCCACATTGAAGACAATAGTCTTCAGCAATAAGCGAGCAACTCTCTGATGAATAACCAAGAAGCCAAGGATTATCTCGGCAAGGCACTTGCCAAGAAAATGATCCGTTTAAGCGGGACTCAGAAAGAGATCGGTGACATGCTGTTTGTATCAGCTAGCACCGTCGGCAACATCATTAATGGGCACTATGAAAGATTGTCCATTCGTATGTACATGAAGTTAGCCAAAGAACTCCAAGTGAAGATCGAGATCTCGGTCAAGGATGATATCGATGGCTAGCTGGAAGCGGCAACAAGAGCTGAAACGTCAGCAACTACTGAGTGCTTCTGGCCGTTGGACTGTGGTCAACAGGCACCACAAAAAGACCGGTGAGTATATCGGTCGTGGTACTCCGTTGGGGAACCAATGGAGCCATCTGGATAGCACACCTCCTGAGTTCAAAGTCAGGACTCGATATGACGCTATCGAGAAATACAAGGGCTGGCTTAAAAGTCAGATCCGCAACCGTAATCCCGCAGTCTGTGGAGAACTTCACAGGCTGTATCAACTGGGCCAGCAAGGCCCAATCAACCTTCAGTGCTCGTGCAAACCAGCTGCCTGTCATGGCGATGTGATTGTCGAGGTACTGAACCAAATGAGGCCACCCAAGATGCTCTATTACGCAGGGATTGGCAGCCGTCAGACACCAGATGATGTACTCCAGCAGATGGAACATATCGGTGCCCAACTGGCTGATGTATGGACCGTAAGGTCAGGATTTGCAGACGGGGCCGACAAGGCCTTCTGTCTGGGCGCTGAAAGTGCCAATGGCCGGATGGAAAACTTCCTGCCTTGGCTGCGCTTCAACGATGCACCGCTGAACCAAGAGGATTCACGGTTCATTGCCTGGGAGGACATTCCTAGAGAAGTGGCATTGGAGGCGAGAGTCATAGCGGCTCAGTTCCATCCCAACTGGGGAGCTTGTAGCAATGCTGCCAAGGCTCTGCATACCCGCAACGTGTTTCAGGTGCTGGGCCGTGACCTCACTACTCATTCACACATGGTTGTCTGCTGGACGCCAAGAGGCTCTGGCTCGGGCGGTACTGGTCAGGCAATTCGCATTGCTCGTGGCTTTGGCATTCCCGTATTTGACCTAGCCATCGAGGAACACAAGGTGAAGCTCTGCCAGTTCGTGGAGCTTCAGGAACGGCAAAATTTCGAGGATTCCCTGCCATGGTAAAGCTGATTCTTAGAGCTATGTTTTATATAATGCTCACCTTCTTGATCCTGATCGGGATCGGCATGCTCTACCTCTACTGGGACATGCTGGATCACCTCGACAAGGCCTTCATCCTCTCTATCTCAAGCATCCTGATCGGCTTCTATGCCGTGATCTGGGTGTTTCACCAAAGGACAAAACGTCATGGCAATCATCTGCCGCACCACCAAGCAGGACATCAACACCTGTAAATGCTCCCGCTGTCATCCACACCAAGAGGCCCGCTATGGCCATGTACAGCGTCAAGTGGCATCCCGACAAGCGGGATCCAAGAAGCTCGTATTGGTACGAGTGTGAGGGTGTCATCACCTACGCCAGTGGCTTGCTGAAGCAGTGGGAAGGCGGGAGCCATAAGGCTCTCGTCCATTTCCTGCACAAGAAAGGCAAGGAAATCTACTGGCTCAGTCGGCACTGCGTACCACCCACAATCAAATACCACGAGGAGCTGCTGGCCTGTACGGAAGCGCTCCTTGATCTTTTGAACCAAAGGAGTCAGCCATGAGCATCATCATCCATTTCCCCGAGAACCTTGATGGTTCGGAGTTTGTGCTCCCACCAGAAGACATCGAGCATTTCAAGACCACTGTCATGCGAGCCACTGTGTGGAACATCAAGGAACGCACTGTGATCGTGCATATAAAGCATCGTCAGCCTAATGGCTGGCTGGAGCATTACATCGATGTCATCAACCCTGATGGTTCACGGGTTATCTTCATTGGTGCGATTCAACGCACCATCAATGGGACTTCCGAGTTCCACAGCTAATGAGCCGGTGGACTACCGGGCAGGCACATATCCAGGCCAAGCATAAAAGCTATGAAATCTGGGTAGGTGCTATGCACTACCGCAAAGACAACGGGACCATGCACTACAACAAGATTGAAATGTATGGCCACTCTCAAGAGGAAGTTGAGCGACTCCAGAATGAGTTGCTTGGCTTTCTTCAATCTCAGGAAATGTGTGGGATAACCCACGGGTGACTAATCATGTTTGTAAGCAGCAAGAAGCATAATGCGCTGTTAGCTGATTACGAGGCTCTGAAGTATGAACATAAGAGACTCGTTAAAAATTGGAACGAGATCGTAGCGGTAATCAACGCAAAAGGCGGTCAAGCCTTTCTCGATGGTGAAGTTACTAACTCAGAATTCAGTCAGGAAGAAATCAAAACCCTGATTCAACTCTGCCACCCGGACAAGCATGCAGGCAAAGAGTCTGCTGTGCGCCTCACCCAAAAACTCCTCACTCTCAGGAAATGAACCAATGAGCAAAATGATCTTTGTATTCGGCTCTAATGAAGCCGGTATCCATGGTGCCGGTGCTGCCAAGTTCGCCTACAAGAGCAAGGGTGCTCGCTACGGCAAAGGCTACGGCCACTTCGGTGAGAGCTTCGCTATCCCGACCAAGGATGAGGATATCAAGTCGCTTCCTTTGGCTCAGATCCACGACTATGTGCGTGGCTTCATTGCCTATGCCAAGGGCCACCGTAAGCAGCAGTTCCAAGTCACCCGCATCGGCTGCGGCCTGGCTGGCTACAAGGATCAGGACATCGCTCCGATGTTCCTTGAAGCCCCGGCGAACTGCCTCTTCGATGAGGCATGGCGTCCACTGCTGGGCGATGGCAAGAACTACTGGGGCACGATGTAACTAGTAAAACTGAGAACTGGAAGGAGCAGGCAATGAGCCAAGATGCAATCGATCTCAATGAGTACCAGATTGAGCTGGAAAAGATTTACAACAAGAACCAACTGATGAAACGGATTCGTGAAGAGTTCGAGAACTGTGAAGACTTCGACTTCAAAAAATACATGGTGGCTCAAAAGATCGATCCCAAGTTTGGTATTGATCTACTGGCTCAAATGGCTCTGCATAAGCGCTGTGATCTCCCGACTTTGGTCGGCGTGCTGCAACGTCACTTCGTGACTGCACAAGACTGCGCAGACGCTCTGGATAGAGCCTGCGAGGCTGATCTGGTGGACTGGGAGATGACATCCAAGATGTTCATCGTGAAATTCACCATTGGACAGGAAGTTCAAGAAGAACTGGACCGCTTCCAGTTCCCACTGCCATTGGTAGTACCGCCTAAGAAGGTCGAGTGCAACCTCGACACCGGCATGTACACCTCTGGTGGCTCGATCATCCTGAAGAAAAATCACCACGACGATGATGTGTGTCTGGACCACATCAACCGTGTGAACCAAATTGCCTTCAAGATCGACTGGCGAGTAGCGACCATGGTCAAGAACCAATGGCGCAACCTTGATAAGCCCAAGGCTGGGGAAACCAAGGAAGACTTCTTCAAGCGCAAGAAAGCGTTCGAGAAGTACGATCGTACAGCCCATGACGTGATGCACATCATCACCCAGCACACGGACCGATTCCACCTGACCCACCGTTACTGCAAGCGTGGTCGGACCTACTGTCAGGGTTACCACGTCAACTATCAGGGCACGGCTTGGAACAAGGCTGTGATCAACTTCGCCAACGAGGAGATGGTCGAATGATTTATGTCAACCAACCGATCAGCTACACCATGCTGGGCGTTCAACTGCATGACGATGACTGGTTTGAATTCGAGTGGGTGACACGGGGGCCGAACTTCAAGCCCGATGACAGCAACTTAGTCCATACCAGAAAATCAAACTGGCCTACTGGTGTTATACCTGTGGCTGTAAGGGCCAGTACCATCATCCAACGTAAGGGGGGTCAGCAGCTTTCTGTGAGTGCTGTAGGGCTGGGCCTGACCAAGACCAAGGCTCACTGCGATGCCCAGCAGCGCCTGCGACACAAGCTCACCAAGCTGGCCAAAATGAACAAAGCCATTGTCTCCTACGGACCAACGGAAGTGATCATCTGCCGTAAGGACAACAGCACCAATGTCTTTGGTCGAGGTAAAACCTTTGCCTTGGCTGTACACAACCTGCAATGGAACCTGGCCGAGCTAGAGCGCTTGTCCAATGCACTTCCACCACCTACCAACCAAGAACATGTTCTGGTTATGGAACCAACGGAGAAAACATCATGGCTCAAGAAACTGATCAGCATCTTCCGGTAACCATGCAAGAACTGTACGAGTACATGAAAGATGTACTGGATCACTTCGGGCTGCGCTTCCATGAAATGGACAAAGTGCGTGTAGGTATCCACGTCAGTCAGACCACTGCTCAGCTGATCTTCAGCTACGGCAACAAATCGCACCACATCGACATCATCGCCAAATAACCCACCAACAAGAGTAAGAAGCTCATGCAACTCTTCACCGGTAAGCAATACCTCCAAATGGACATCGCCAGTGCCTTCGGTCTGGATAACGTTGAATGGGACAAACGACTGGCTTGGTTTGAAGCCCACAAAGACAAGCTCGACGACATGCTCAAGCAGGCCAAGGAGCCTGCCATGTACTTTGCAGCCGTACAGGCATGGAAAGACGTGCAAGCAGGCAAGCCCTCTGGCTATCCAATCTCGTTAGATGCCACCTGCTCCGGCTTGCAGATTCTAGCCGTACTGACCGGTGACCGCTCGGCTGCCAGCCTGTGCAACGTCATCAACACCGGCAAACGTGAAGACGCCTACAAGACCATCTACATCCACATGGTGGAGAAGCTGGGCGAACAGGCCAAGATCAGCCGGGACAAGACCAAACAGGCCATTCTGACCTCGCTGTATGGCTCCGAGGCCATTCCTAAACAGGTCTTCGGTGAAGGCAAGCTGCTGTATACCTTCATGGAAACCATGGCCACTGACTGCCCGGCAGCGTGGAAACTCAACGAGTTCTACCTGAGCATCTGGAACCCAGAAGCCTTGCTGTACAGCTGGGTATTGCCAGACAACTGGCATGTCCGTACCAAGGTCATGGGCCAAGTGGCTGAGACCGTACACTTCGACAACCAACCGTTCGACGTGTACACCAAGGTCAACATGCCTATTGAAAAGGGCCGTTCGTTGGGAGCCAACACCACTCACTCCATTGACGGCATGATCGTCCGTGAGATGGTGCGTCGTTGCATGTACAACCCGGAACAGGTACAGGAAGTTCGCTTCCTGATGGCTAACCCGGATGTGTGGAGCTGCCCAGAACAGCCAGAAGGCGAAGACTATGAGCTGTTGCTGGCTCTGCTGCACCACTACGAGGAGACTGGCTACCTGTCTGCCCGGATCCTCGATTGCATCGGCTACCACACGGCTCACTTGATTCCATGGGATGCAGTGAGTGAACTGTTGGACAGCCTTCCAAAGAAGCCTTTCCAGCTGATCACCATTCACGATTGCTTCCGCTGCCTGCCAAACTATGGCAATGACCTGCGTCGTCAGTACAACCTGCAACTGCACTTGATTGCCAAGTCCAAGTTGCTGTCGTCCATCCTGACCCAAATCATGGGTCAGCCAATGGATATCGAGAAACTCGACCCAACTTTGGCCGACGACATTCTCGAAGCTGATTACGCACTCTCTTGATACACTTGGGACTACCTTCGGGTAGTCCCTTTATTTTTTCAGTGAGAGACCTATCAATGGCCACGAAAAAAGTTGCCTGGAATGCAACCACCCGTACTGCGACCGTACTCACGCAAGCAGCTGCCCTGCCCGGAGGCTCCGAGTCGCTGGGCACTTTCGAACATCCCGATCCTACCGACCAGCTGAGCCGTAACGAATACAGCCACGTCGTCTGGCACCACGTCCGTGACCTGCTGTACAAGGTCAAGAACTGGCAGGACATGCAGGCTGTAACCGTGGTGGACACCACTGTGGTCAAGGCCACTGGCCTGACCGTTACCCCGGCATCGATTACCTCGGGCGTAGGCACCCTGATCCAACTGGCTCCTGTGGTAGCCCCGGCTACCGTGACCGATGACCGTGTGACCTACACCTCGGACAACACCGAGATCGCCACCGTCAACGAACGTGGTGAAGTTCTGAGCAAGAAAGTCGGCAGCACCAAGATCCATGTCCGTACTGCCGATGGCACTCAGATCCTCAAGTCGGTGCCGGTCACCTTCGTCACTGGCTTCAAGGCCGTGACCTCGATCACTTTGGCTCCAGCCACTGTGACCCTGACCGTGGCCGCACCAACTGCCCAGCTGACCCCAACTGTGCTGCCAGCGGATGCTACCGAGAAGGGCGTAACCTACACCTCCAGTGACCCAACCAAAGCCACCGTGTCGGCTACCGGTCTGGTCACCCGTGTAGCCAACGGCACCACTACCATCACTGCCACGGCAAAAGATGGTAGCGGCAAAGTGGGAACCCGTCTGGTGACTGTCACCGCCTAAGAATGGTTGCTTGGGTTTAGTGACTTATGAGGCCCGTCCATGTGACGGGCCTTTTCTTTTTCAACAGGAGAATCAGATGCCTACCAAAAAGCGATTCCTGTGCCGGATCGGCATCCATAAATGGGGCCGAGTCCACCCAGCTGTGTATCCCAGTCCCGAAGCGGAGAGACTGGCTGTAGCCAGTAAGCCTGCCATGCGGGCTTGTCAGTGCTGCGATCAGGACCAGTATCTAGACAAGCATTGTCTGGGTCTGAATCCACCTACTTACACCAGCACTTGGCGAAACGTGGAGGATTGACCGTGGCTCAAGACTACAGCAAGCCCTTTATCGTCAAGATCCAGAAATCTCTGGCCACCTCGGGCGATACCCCTTCGATTCTGGTCTACAACAAAGACCGTTCGGTCATGTGGGAAGAGCCTGAATCCCCGGCCATGAAGAAACTGATGGGTAACCGCATCAAAGTCTTCTACTGGGCAACCATCGATGTGGCTGGTGGATTGGCAATCAATGCCAACCATCCTGCCCGTGATCCGGGGTGGTGACATGAACCGTTACCCTCCGGTAAGCCAACAGGTCAAAGACCGTCTGGTGGCCTACAACCAGAAGCATCCGTCATGGGGTTCGCTACACATCATCATGGCAGACTACAACGTCAACGAATCTGACGTTCTCTTCTGCCTGAACAGTGCCCATGAGCGACAAGACCGAGAGGGCTATTGGCTCGCTCTGGAACTGCTCAAGATGTCAAGGACCCAGCGTAACAAGCTGGCCCACATCCTATGACCTGTCATCTGCCACTCAGCATCGATACTGCTGAACTGGCCGGACGACGGGACGAGATTATGGCCCGTATCTATGAACGAGTCGAAGTCAAAGACCTCGGCTTCGTTCTGGATGGGAAGCCCAGCCCCTGTCACATCTGGACCGGACCTGACTCCGGTACAGGCAAGGGAGGCGGCTATGGCCGCATGTCCCTCAACAGCCAGACAGTGGCAGTCCACCTTGTGGTGTACACCCACTATTTCGGCTACATCCCCGGCAAGAAGCAGATCGACCACAGGTGTAACAACCGCCTGTGCTGTAACCCTGTCCATCTCGAAATGGTCAGCCACATCACCAATCAGAAACGGCGAGCACAGCGAGCCAAGGAAACCCAATGAACAAGCTTTCGACTGGCGACGATTCCACTCTTGGTAATCACCGCAAACTGGCTATTGCCGCCTTCGGCAAGGACAGTGCAGCCGTCAAGTTCCTTGACGACAAGATCAAGGAGCAAGGCGAGGATGAAGAAGTCATCCAAGACGAAGGGCAGATGGTCTACCTGCTCGCCAACATCCACTTCAGAGGACTGAGCCAATGAGCAAACAGATCCTCGGCTATGACCAGAATGGTCGGGCCATCGAACCCATCGGGCCGGGCATGCTTGCCACGGCTGCTTTGGTGGTGTGCTCGAAATGCCACAAAGTGATCCGTTCGGCGGGTGGTCCTTCGCATGGTGCGCTTTGTGTGGAACACTCCAACAAACGTCTAATGCTGGACAAGACGTACACCGCCGAGGCCTTGTCTGACCTCGACCGCGATATGGAAGAAGCCTTCGACGAACGCTTCACCCCCGAAGCTGCTGGCATCCCGAAGGATGAGCATGGCTTCGAGAAGGGGCACTTCCGCGTACAAATCACCTGGATCAACGAGGAATAGCGAACCAATGGAGCAACTGAACCAAGGACGTAGCTATGTCTCGGATCCTCCTTTCTCCCGTCGTGTAGCCTTCTTGGTTCAAGAAGGTGACGTGGGTGCGACCCAAGGAATGTACTTAGGGCAGGAGGATTACACCTTCAAGCCGGAAGACGTAGGCCGCCTCATCGAGGTGGTACAAGACATGTCTCCCGGATTCCTTTCATGGCGTTTCGGGTCGATGTTCTCCGACCTTACGGAGCAATACCCCGATCCATTCCCCTACGTTTCAGTGGAGTAAACCATGCCGTGCTATGACCCCCGTGACAACGATCCGGCAGCTATCCGTTCGGAAGCTATCGCTCGCTTTGCTGTCGAATTTCGTCACAACAGTCCTGTGGCAGAAATGCTCTGCCACATCCTGACTCACATCCACCCAGCAGACATCGCAAGAATGCCTGAAGAAATTCAGGTGTGGTGGAAAGAGCACCAAGCTCGTGATGCTGCCAAGGAGCGAGCCAATGGAAAACCAGCCTAAGTTCGATTTTCAGAACATGGATATAAAGCTATATCTGGCTTTGAAGAAGCTGCTTGCAGCTGGGCCTCGTGGGGCGGAAAAAGCCCTGACTGATGCAGCCAATCTGGCTATTCAAGAATTTGAGCTGAGCCATGGTCCCCTGCCTGACTGGGCTGTAGGCCGTAACTGGGGGTATGAACTGATCCCAGGTGCCCAGCTCTGCACTAAAGACGGTCGTCGTACTGGTAATGCTCACATCATTCGTCATGGTGAAGGCATTGCTGCTGGGCCGGTTCATGTACCCACCTTCGAGTGTCTCACTGATGCTGGGCACAAGATCCTACATACCGAAAAAGAAATCGAAAGCGAGTTCTACATCGGTGACTGGATCTCTGATCCAAAAGACGTAGTGAAAAAGTTTGACCGGCAGGGTCACTTCAAAGATCTCTAGCGTCCCTCGATTGGTTGCTTGGGGTTAAACACCTTTTAGAAACTCTCATTAGGAGTCCGTAATGGACATCCGTCAAATACTCAAGGAAATTCTCATGGCACAAGCAAAAGCTCCTTCCCGTACTCTGGCTACCGAAGACAACGCTGTTCAGGTTGCCGAGATCGTCCACCACAAGGGTCAGCTGATGATCCCTGAAGGCATGACCGTCGATCAGGCTATCGACCTGCTGGATCGTCGTCGCTCGTACCTCGAAGAAGTGGTGGCCGTTCGCCGCACCTTCAACGTTTTCCCGTGGGATGGCGCCAACGCTCTGGCCATCGCTCTGGAAGAGCAGTTCGGCTGGGCCGCTGCTGAAGGTACTCCGACCTTCTTCGGCAAGCGTCCACCGGAAATGATCACCATCGAAGTCGGTCCGGGCCTGACCCGCAAGATCCCGTGGGGTCGTTTCAGCCTGCCGGGCGTGGATGGCTACGTCCAAACCACTTCCAGCCGTGTCGATGGTCGTATCGTCTTCAGCTGCTACGCCGAAGTAAAGCGTAACAGCGAGAAGACCGTGGAAGACCTGTACGACCGCATCGGCAAGTACCTGAACAGCAACTCGATCTACGCCGGTCAGGCCATCAAGATCCGCTTCCGCGACGACGAAGGCGATCTGCTGGAAATGCCTGAGCCGAAGTTCCTCGAAACTGCGCACATCTCCCGTGACATGCTGGTCTACAGCAAGGAAGTGACCGAGCAGATCGAAACCAACCTGTTCGCGCCTATCGAGCGCATTCAGGACTGCCTGGCCAACGACATTCCGGTCAAGCGTGGTGTGCTGCTGGGTGGTCCATACGGCACCGGCAAGACCATGGCTGCCACCGTGGCCAGCCGTCTGGCCGTGGACAACGGCGTGACCTACCTGTACGTCCCACATGCGGACGAACTGGGTGATGCCATCGCCTTCGCCAAGCAGTACCAGTCCACCGCCTGCGTAATCTTCTGCGAGGACATCGACCGTGCCATCACTGGCGAGCGTTCGGTCGAGATGGATGACATCCTGAACATCCTCGACGGCATCGACACCAAGGGCAACAAAATCATCACCGTCCTGACCACCAACCACCTGCTGGACATCAACCCGGCTCTGCTGCGTCCGGGCCGTCTGGACTCGATCATCAACGTGGTCGCTCCTGACGCCGAAGCCGTGGAACGTCTGGTTCGCCTGTACGGCAAGGAATCCATCCTGCCGGAAACCGACCTGACCGAAGTCGGCAAACTGCTGGACGGTGCCATCCCTGCTGTAGTGGCCGAAGTGGTCAAGCGTGCCAAGCTGGCTCAGCTGCGCCTGCAACCGAAAGGCACCAAGGTCGAAGCCATCTCGGCTGAAGCCCTGATCGTCTCGGCCAAGTCCATCAAGCCGCAAATGGACCTGCTGGAACAGCAAAGCCGCGTGAAAGTCGCTGAGCCGACCTTCAAAGAAGTGATGGGCGATGCCCTGAATCACGCCCTGAACGGCACCAAGGAACTGCTGGCCATTCAGGCCAAGCAGACCGCTGAAATGCACGAACGCATCGTGTAACACCCTGCGGTAATCGAAAGCCCACCCGATAAGTTCGGGTGGGCTTTTGTTTTGAGTCTCAAAACCTCTAATTACCAAGGAAAAATCGTATGTCTGACTTCCAGAAATTCTCAGCTGCTGTGCATGCCCGTTTCACTGCCATGGCAGCTGCTGGCGAGCTGTTCACCATCAATGTCCCCGGCGATGATCTGTGGCTGGCCTATCTGGGTGCATTCCCGGAAGGCACCAACCCGATCTTCCGTGAGCGTACCGAGCACGACTGCTCGTGCTGCCGTAACTTCATCAAGAATCTGGGCCGTGTCGTCAGCATCGTTGACGGCGTAGTCGTCACCGTCTGGGATGATTTCCAGAACCTGCCAGCACCTTACGACTTCGTGTCGAAAACCCTGTCGGCCTTCGTCCGCACTTCGGAAATCGAAGGCGTGTACCGAACCAAGGAACGCAACTACGGCCTTGAGTTCAACCACGAGCGTCTGGCCTCCGGCGATGTACTGACGTGGAACCACTTCCACGGCGTAGTACACCAACACCACCTCAGCCCAACCCCGGCACAAGCTGCCGGTGAACTGAACACCACTGCCGGTGTGTTCAAGCGTGGTCTGGAAGAGATCACCGTTGAAGCACTGGAATCGGTGCTCGGCCTGATCGATGCCAAGGCTCTGTACCGTGGCGAAGAATTCCGCTCCGGCGTCGGCGCCTTCTACTCCATGAAACAGCAGTACCTGCTGCTGGACGAAACCGGCAAAGGCCTGTTCCCGTGGGAACACCTGAACAAGCCTGCTGCCCGTATTCGCAACACGGCCATCGGCACCCTGCTGCAAGACCTGTCCGAAGGCATGGAGCTGGAAGCGGCTGTCCGTGCCTTCGAGAAGAAGGTAGCCCCCGAGAACTACAAGCGCACCACGGCCCTGATCACCCCGAAAATGATCGAAGACGGTCTGAAAACCCTGCGTGAGCTGGGACTGGAATCTGCCGTCAACCGTCGCTTTGCCCGTCTGAGCGACATGTCGGTCACCAATGTGCTGTGGGCCAGCGGCAATGCTCGCAACGTCATGCGTGACCCGCTGGCCGATGCTCTGCTGGGTTCGAGCCAAGTGAAGAAAACCGGTGGGCGTGTCTCCGGCCTGACCATCAGTGCCGACGAGTTCATGGCCAATGTGGTGCCGAAGGCTGCCCAACTGGAAGTGATGGTCACAAACCAACACGCCAACAACTTCGTCAGCCTGACCGCCCCGGTCGATCCTGAAGTGGGCCGCCTATTCAAGTGGGACAACAACTTCGCTTGGTCCTACAACGGCAACGTCACTGACTCCATCAAGGAAAAGGTGAAAGCTGCCGGTGGTAACGTCACCAATGCCAAGCTGCGTGTCTCGCTGGCGTGGTTCAACGGCGACGATCTGGACATCCACTGCATTTGCCCGGATGGGCATATCTGCTTCTACGACAAGCGCAACATCTTGGACGTAGACATGAACGCCGGGGTCGCACGCAATACCAAAGATCCAGTGGAAAACCTCAGCTGGACCAACCCGAAAGACGGCACCTACCGTGTTCAGGTCAATCAGTATGCCTCGCGCAGCCGTGACAATGTAGGCTTCGTAGTGGAGCTGGAAAACGACGGTCGGCTGAACCAATACAGCTACAGCCGTGCTTCCCGCTCCGGCGAATACGTCGAAGTCATCACCTTCGATGTCAAAGACGGCAAGGTGGTCAACCTGTCCATCGCCAAAGATGTCGTCGGCCAAGGCATCAGCCGTGAGGTCTGGGGCATTCCAACTGAGCAATTCCGCAAGGTGGAAACCTTGATGCTCAGCCCGAACCACTGGGATGACAACCAGATGGGCAACAAGCATTACCTGTTCATGCTGGAAGGCTGCAAAAACCCTGAACCGGCCCGTGGCATCTACAACGAGTACCTGCGTTCGGAACTGGAGCCGCACCGCAAGGTATTCGAGGTCCTTGGTTCCAAGACCCTGTGCCCGGTAGTCGATGACCAGCTGTCCGGCATCGGCTTCTCCTCCACCCGTAATGATCTCGTGACCATCCGCGCCACCACGGCTGACGGCCAAAGCGAGGTCCTCAATGTCCAATTCTGAGGTCAACATGGATAACCTGTTCGAGAAAGCCACTCGCCAAAAGCTGCTGTTCGAAAGCAAGGTCGGCCAGATCAACACCGAGCAACTGTGGGATCTTCCACTGCTCAGCAAGAACGGTCTCGATCTCGATACCGTGGCCAAAACTGCCAAGCGCCAACTGGATGCTGCCAGCGAAGAATCCTTCGTCAGCAACACCAGCCCGGCGAAGGCTCTGGCCGAGCTGAGGCTCGAAGTGGTCAAGCACATCATCTCGGTGAAACTCGCTGAGAAAGATGCTGCGGCCAAGAAAGCCAGCAAGGCCGAGCTGCGTAAGCAACTCACGGCTGCCCTGGCTGAGAAGCAGTCTGATGCCCTCAAAGGCATGTCGGTCGAAGAAATCGAGCGCAAGCTCGCTGAGCTGGAAGACTGACCAATCGGGGACCTGTTATGGGTCCCCGATTTTTGTTTTGAATTTCAATCCCTTAACTCAAGGACAAGACGCTATGAGCCACGCTGACAAACGCAGTCCGAGCACCGATGCTCTCGAAACCCTCGGCATGATCCACTTCAAGCCTGAAGCCCGTGACGCCATTCACTTGGCCGTCGAGCCAGTCATTGCCTTCTGCAATCTGGAAGTAGGGCAGAAAGTCGGCATTATCAACGGTGAAGCTTGTCCTACCGGTTTCATGATGGAGAACGGGAAACGAGTGCCTTACCACGGCATCGTAGATCCCTTCCTGCCTGAAGGTCCTCTTGAGGGTCAATCTTTCTGGTTCGTCATGGCTCCCCGCATGGTGCAATCCTTGCGCCATGTGTGGGAGCACCCGGACTTCCCGGAGGGTAAGTGATGTCCGACTTGAATCAAGGTCATCTGCCCTACCCGGTTGAAGAGCACAAAGGCCGTGTCATGTGCGGTGATCCGGTGGCCATTGCCTACGAATGGATCATGGCCTACGCCAAAAACCTCACTGATCAAGTGAGTGACGCCTATGACGGGCATGGGGGCGAGATCACCGTCGATGAGTTGATGGAAGTTGCCGATAGTCATCAGCCTGACGAAAACGGCAACAACGGCTGGGGTGACTACATCTCTCGTGGTGGCACCTTCGAAGGTGAAAGCGTTGATCCCATGTTCTGGGAAAAATACGCCATCGTCCGGGGTAAACACATTGACGACGTAGACCAGTCGTCGTTCTTTTCCTGCTCTTGCTGAGGTCTGACATGACCGTAGAAAAAATGATTCACCGTTGCACCCCCCGAACAGCCAAGCGTCTGATCACCAAGATTCTTGCTGCCGGTCTGGTGCCGTTCATTCAATCCAGTCCGGGGATGGGCAAATCAGCCATCACCCGGCTGGTGGCCAAAGAGTTTCGTCTGAAACTGCTGGACCATCGTCTGTCCACCAGCGAACCAACGGACCTAACTGGGCTACCTTGGTTCAAGGATGGCTATGCCGCCTTCGCCCCATTCCGTGACCTGTTCCCGTTGGATGACCAGTCCCTGCCTGAAGGTTACGAAGGCTGGCTACTGTTCTTGGACGAGTTCAACTCGGCGCCCAAGTCGGTACAAGCCGCAGCCTACAAACTGATCCTCGACCGCATGGTCGGCCAGCATAACCTACATCCCAACGTGGTCATCGTCGCCGCAGGCAACCTGTCCACTGACAGGGCCATCGTCAATGCCCTATCCACGGCCATGCAGTCCCGTCTGGTCCACATCGAAATGGTGTTGGACTTCAATGAGTGGCTGGAAGACGTGGCCATCACCGAAGGCTACGACCCACGAATCGTTGCCTTCCTGTCGCAGTATCCATCGAAGCTGATGGACTTCGACCCCAAGCATCAGGAGAAAACCTTCTGCTGCCCACGCACCTGGGAGTTCATGAACAAACTGGTCAAGAACGAACCGGTTATTCGGGACGAAGATGCTCCGATGTATGCGGGCACCATCACCTCCGGGGTGGCCACCGAGTTCATCACCTACTCGAAGATTTTCGAGAAGCTGGTGAGTGTCGGGGAGATCCTCAAGGATCCCGAGAAGGCCCGTCTGCCGGACGACACCGCATCCAAGTGGGCCACCATCGCCATCATGATGGAGCACATCAACGAGAAGAACTTCAACGACTTGGCCACCTATGCCAACCGTTTCGACCTGTCCTTCCGTGTGCTGTTCTACCGGGCCACGATGGTGCGTCAACCTGACCTGCGTTCGCATCCCAAGTTCGCAGCTTCCATGGGCGAAATCGCCCGTTACCTCAGCGGAAACTGATCATGAACATCAAGCCGATCAATGAAAAGAAAGACGGTGACAGGCCTTACATCGCTGGCTATCTGAACCAGAAGATTGGCTTGTATGCCAAAGACCTGTGGGCTGCCAAGCAGCTCGCTGTCACCCACTTCAAACCCAGCAAGAAAAATAGCGGCCTGCTCTGGGTAGAGTTGGCCGAGGAGTAATCATGAGCGAATTGGATTACCAGCTGCTCCAGCGCGAGCTGGATCGGACCAAAGCCGAGGTGTTCCTCAACAACAGCACTGCTGGTTTCCTTGGCTCTGTCATGTGTTCGATGGAATTCATCTGGGATGAGACCATCCAAACCGCTTCAACTGATGGTCTACGCCTCTGGTGGAACCCCCATTGGTTCCTGTCCCTGACTCCGGCCAGTCGTAAGACCGTTCTGTACCACGAGATCTGGCACCCGGCCCGGCTGCACCTGATTCGTCGAGGTAGCCGAGACCACAAGATCTGGAACTATGCCTGCGACATTCGTATTAACAACGACTTGTTGCGGGAAGGTTTCACCTTTGAAGGCATCGAATGGGGTTGGATGGATCCTGAAATCGACAAGGGGCCGAAAGGCATCTTGGCGGAAGAAGAGATCTACGAGCTGCTGATGGCCAACCAGATGCAGCCTCCACCCCAACCGACCGGTGGTAGTGGTCAACCGGGGGATGGCGATGTGGGTGACATGCGGGAACCAACAGAGCAAGAAATCCAACAGGTGGTGGCCAACGTAGTCATGGCCGTCCAGCAAGCCAAGCTGGCTGGCTGTGGTGGTGTGCCGGGTGTGACTCAACAAACTCTAGACAAGTTTCTGGAGTCCATCGTCCCGTGGGAAACCCTGTTGTGGCGGTTCTTTACCGACATGATGGACGAAGATTACAGCTGGAAGCGACCCAATCGACGCTACAGCGATATGTACATGCCATCCCGGCAGGAAGATGATGGCAGGCTGGAACATCTGGCCTACTTCATCGACGTGTCAGGGTCCGTGTCTGATGCTGACGTGGTGCGTTGCAACAGCGAAATCCGCTACATCAAAGAGGAGCTGAAGCCCAAGAAGCTCAGCCTGTTCTTGTTCGACACCCGGATCACGAAAGAATATATCTTTGAGGAAGACGATCCTTTCGATAAGCTTGTCATCGTTGGTCGGGGTGGGACCAGCTTTGAGCCGGTACGGGAGAAGATCAATGAGATCCAACCCACGGCAGCCGTCATTTTCTCCGACATGGATTGTCCTCCGATGCAGCCGCTTGACTATGACATTCCAGTGATCTGGATCGCCGTCAATGCTCGCCGGAAGACAGTGCCATTCGGGGACATCATCTTCATCAGGAGCTGAACCAATGGTAATCAACGGTCTGGAGCTGGTCGTCAAAGCCCCAATCCAAAACATGTCAGCGACTAAAAACGCCGACCATGGCACCAGCTGGGGTCTGTCTGAAGCTGGCTACGACATCCGCATCAAGCAGACCGTAAGCTTCCGTAAGTTCCTCGGCCTGTTCCCTCAAGTAAAAGTTGGGTGGGCAGGCAAGTGGAAGTTTGGGCGATTCGCCTTGGCTTCCGCTGAGGAGCTGTTCCAGATGCCAAACGACGTGCTTGGTATAGTCCATGACAAATCGACGTGGGCACGCCGAACACTGTCGGTCTTCAACACCGTCATTGAGCCGGGCTGGAAAGGCTATCTGACCTTGGAACTTGTCTTCCATGGCAGCAAGCCGGTTCACATTCCAGCCGGGTCCGGCATTGCTCAGGTCATTTTTCATGGCCTGTCCAACAGGGCGTCATACAACGGCAAGTACCAGAACCAAGAGGACCGACCGGTAGCGGCTCGGGAATCAGCATGAACCTGATAAACAAGTGCCAATGCTGTGGAAAAGACAACGGCTGGGCACTACTCGATCCTGAGTACGCCGATGTCTGTGGTGAATGTGAAGCAGATACCTCCAATCCGATTGGATTTTTCGAGGGAAGGTATCAGCTAATGGCTACTTGCGGCTGTGGTGCAAAGGGTCCTGTGAATTACGGAAAGGACCAGTACTACTGCGGCAAGGGTCCAAGCTGTTGCCCCTGAGCTGTTGCTTGGGGGTAGCAGCCCTGAAGAACAACCCCGCCCCCGAGAGACAACTCGGTTATCAAACCCAATGCACCTGTGGTTTGGCTGACACGCAGGTTGCATTGGTGAAGCGTCTCAACCAGTGACGACTGGTAGGGAAAGCTCTCTGGGGCCTCAGCACGGTCTAATGTTAAATCATTACCGGCTGGGGACTGCACGAAGATTGCCCGTTGAGACGCTTCACCAATGCAAGTTGGAAAGAAGATTTTAATTTCTAGTCGGTAGTCCGTGCATGGGCACACCTCTGGCGTAGGCCACGCCTATTGAGGAACGGCAGCTTAGCGGCTGGTGGTTCGACTCCACATACCGGCTCCATTTTCTGATAGGTGGTCACTGCCTTCCCAGTGTCAATTAAAGGAGTTCAAACTCATGCTCGGTTGGTTGAAGAAGAAAGCCAAAGTCACTGCCCGTGATGTGGCCAAGTTCGAAAAGAAAGACCTGATGGAAGCCACCGTCGGTATCGGTGTGCTGACCATGTGGGTCAGTGGTTCGGCTGAAGATGCTGAGCGTGAAAAACTCAACAAGATCCTCGCCAACACCCCGGCCTTGGCCAACTTCGGCAGCGAAGTGCAGGGCACCCTGCAACGCTATGACACCATGTGCAAAGACATGGGCTTCATGGGCGCCAAGGTTCACATCATGCGCGAAATCAAGCAGTGCCAAGGCGACCAGCACGAGATGGAAGACGTTCTGGTCACCGGCCTGACCGTCGCTCTCTCCGATGGTGAGATGGACGAAAAAGAAGAGAAGCTGCTGCGTGAAGTGGCTTCCCTGTTCGGCCTACGTCTGGAAAACTTCCTGGCCTAAGCCTATGAAAGGTCTCCTGAAACTCATAGGCATCATAGTGCTGGGCCTGTCTGTATTCTTCGGCGGGATATCACTCTGGAACCGTTCGGTCTGCAAGATCTACGGTTGGCAGACTGAGCGTGAAACCAAATATGCAACCTTTGTGGGTTGCATGGTGGAACTCAACGGTAAGTGGTATCCCCGCAACGAATTGCGGATTGCCCAGTAAAAGGAAATGGTGGCCTTCGGGTCACCATTTTTTATGGAGAATGTGATGGGAAACGTGATCACCCTTCCTAGTTGGCTCAACGCCGTCAAAAAGGTCTACAACACCAAGACCGGAGGTGACATGACTCCGGTGGACGTGGCTCTGGCCTTTGCCCTGACCATCCGCCTGTACGGCACAGCTGATGCCCTGCGTAAGACAGCCCGGAACATCACCGATAAAGTATGCCGTCAGCAGAAGCCGGGCATGAAGCGACTGTCCAAGGCCCCTGACGATGTGGTGTGGGAAGCCACCACCAAGATCGTCAACCGGGTCACCGACATGCTGAAAATCTTCCCCGGCGAACAGATCCCCTTGGTTCCATTTGAGGAACCAAAGGAGCCTGAAGCCGACGAAGGCGAGATCCTTCGCTTGTTGGAGGAGATCGCCAACGAAGTGGCCAACCCCAAGAAGATCTGCGAGGAGGTCCTGTACCTTGCCGAGCAGCTTCCCCAACATCAACGAGCTGGGCTGTACCTGATCGGAGGATCCAAGAATCCCCGAGCAGTGATCATGGCCATGCTCAGAACCAAGGAGGCAAAATCCATTGGCCGAAACAACGAACACGCTTGAAGAGCGTAACGAGAGCCAACGGAAGACCATCCTCAAACAAGTGGCTCGTATTCAGGAACTGGAGATCTGGGAGAAATTTGCCCGGTATCTCCTGAACAACTGCAACGGACAGACCGTGACTCCAGAAAATCTGGAAAAATGGCTGGAAGAGGCTCAACAACCAAGGAGAAAGTGATGGATTACGCTGGAGTGGTTGCCGCATTTCTGATGGCATCTAGCTGCGACAACATCGACGGATGCAAAGAGATTGTGGTGGCACCATTCCACGGTCCTGCTGGATCCGAACTGTGTCAGCTGACTGCCCAAAACTTCAACCAAGTAAATGCCTACAAGAGAGTGACCGGTAACGACCGGCCCATCATCTTCGTGTGCAAGCCACCGGCTCAGGTGGCAACCAAAGGCCCCCGCACCAACCTGTAAAGGTTTCGTGGGGGTTAAACACCTCGTAGCAAACCCTTAATCTCAAAGGAAAATTTCCTCATGTGTGAACGTTGCGTAGCAGACTCGCTGGTGAACCTGAACAACAGCCAGGCTATTCTGAATCTGGCTAATGCTGCCCATACACTGGACAGCATCAATGCCGCCTCCGAGAAGAACACCGTTCTCCGTCGTCTGGATGCCATGGCCGAACTGCCGCGTAACAGCGGCGAAGCAGAAGCAGCTACTGCCCCGGCCCAAAGTGAAGACACCGGTCGTACCGGTGAAGCTCCTTCGGCCAACGCCGATGTAACCCTGTCCCAGCACGTTCGCCGTCTGGTCGAACTGGGCCAGGCACTGGGCTTCGAAGTGGAAGTCCACAGCATCAAGTTGTAACTGCAACCTAAGTTTGGCATATTGCCAGCTCAGCCATAAAACCCCCTGAACCAAGAAGGATCACAGCCTATGCGAATGTTCAGTCGTTTCCTCAGTTACATGGCCCTCGGCCTTGCCAGTTGCCTCGGTTTTGCCGGTATGGCACTGGCGGATGATGTCCGCCCCAGCCTGATCAACAGCCTGCGTCTGGCCGTCTCCAGCGTCGGTGAGTACGGTCACGATGTGGCCAAGTACAAAGCCGAGCAGATGTACATGCACGGCACCCCCAGTACGCGATTGTGTGCTGGTGCCAACCTGACTGCTGAATCGAATGGCTTCCGTCTGTCGGCAATGACCTCCAGCGGGGTGGCCGAGGGCAAGATCGGTGGTAGCATTCCTGCTACTTACATCTAAAGCCTGCTGGCAAAGCGCCGTGAGAAAGCCCCTTTCGAGGGGCTTTTTCTTTGTTCTGAATTTCTCAATCAGGAGAGAAAAAATGCATCAGTTTCAGGGACTTATCGAACGAGTCCTGTACACAGGTACGGACCGTGAGGATCGTACCGGGGTAGGCACTCGTTCGATCTTCGGTCACCAAATGCGCTTCAACCTGTCAGAAGGCTTCCCCATCTGTACCACCAAGCGGGTGCCCTTCAAGTCAGTACTGAGCGAACTCCTTTGGTTCATCTCCGGTTCCACCAATGTGAACGACCTCCGTGCCTTGCTGCATGGTGAAGAGTTTCGCCATGACTGGTCTAAAAAGACCATCTGGGATGACAATGCTGCGAACCAAGGGCAAGCACTGGGCTATGCAGACGGTGAGCTTGGTCCTGTTTACGGCAAACAATGGCGTCACTGGAGCAAAAACAACGGGGTAACTGACCTGTTGGGGGCCAAAGACACCATTGACCAACTGCGTGATGTGATCAACCAGATTCGTCACAACCCTGACAGTCGTCGCCTCATCGTATCTGCATGGAATGTGGCCGAGCTGCCAGACATGGCTCTGCCCCCGTGCCACTGCCTGTTCCAGTTCTATGTCCGCGATGGGTATCTGGACTGCCAGTTGTACCAACGTTCGGCAGATCTGTTCCTCGGCGTACCCTTCAACATTGCCAGCTATGCCCTACTGGTTCATATGGTGGCTCAAGTATGCAGTCTCAGGCCGGGTGAGTTCATCTGGACGGGTGGGGACGTACACCTCTACAAAAACCACTTCGATCAGGCTTTGGAGATCCTTAACCGGGAGCCTCTAAAGCTTCCAACTTTGGAGATCAATCCTGAGATCTCTGATATCGATCAGTTCACCATGAATGACTTCGAGCTAATCGACTACAAATCTCATCCACCTGTACCAGCCCCAATGGCTGTGTAGCGGGTTTTGTGGTTGTCGATCCCTGGAGTTCCGGGGATCGACTGAACATCCTATTTGAACCAAGGAGCTACAGATGCCGGTTAAGTACAGGCTGCTGACTGACTCGAAGATCGAGGCAACGGCAAAGGCAGGAACATTCGCTTACGAATGCACCAAGCATGACTATGGCTGTGCCAACGATGACACCCGCATCACCGGGCGTAAACACGTCAGCCTCTCTCTGAAGGAGGACGGCGACTACCCGTTCTTCACTCACGCCGAAGACGATCTCGAAGTGATCAAGGAGTAAGGCATGCAAGTTTCTCAACAGGCCGACCAAATCACCCATGCGGTGGTTGGGCAGCAAGAATCCATTTCCATGGGGGTCAGTGACAGTGCAGCTCTGATGCACATCCTGTCCGCCACCCTGTACACCTACCCCAAGCTGGCAGCTATTCGTGAAGTAACCTGTAACGGCTGGGACGGCCACATCATGGTCGGCAAAACCGATGTGCCACTGGAGATCACCATCTCCGACACCGAGATCAAGGTGCAGGACTTCGGTCCGGGTATCCCTCATGCCAAGATCGGTGAGATCTATGGCGTGTACGGCAACTCGACCAAGCGTGACGATTCCACCCAGACAGGCGGTTTCGGGCTTGGTTCCAAGGCACCGTTTGCGGTGACCGACAACTTCCAAGTGATCTCGTGTCACGAAGGAATGAAGACCATTTACCGGGTCTCCAAGTCCTCGATGGAAGTCGGTGGTAAGCCCTCGATTAACAAAATCATGGACATGCCCACGGAAGAGTCGGGCATCACGGTCAGTTTCAACATCAAGGCCGGTGAGCAAGGGGAATACCTGAAGCTCATCAAAGAGGTGCTGTTGCTCGGAGGCATTCTGGCCCGAGTCAACAAGGCTGAACCCATGGAACCATTGCCACTGCTGGAGTCGCCCACTGGCTTCATCATCAGCAGCGTCAATGGCACTTTGCTGAACCGGATCAACGTCCGCTATGGCAACGTGGTGTACCCAGTGCCCAGCCACACCGGCTTTGCGTCTGAGTGGAACATCGTCATGAGCCAGATGAATAAGCTCTGGCATGGGGCCAACATCATCTTCATGGCACCCCCGGACGGCGTTTCCATTGCGCCTAGCCGGGAAGCCCTGATCTTCACTGACCTGACGGTAGCGACTATCAAGGGTCTGTTGGCTCAGTTCACCGAAGATGACATCAAGGGCTGCGAAAAGACGGTCAAGCAGATCTCTCGGGAAATGCTCAACAAGACTGTGGACCGTCTGCCGCCCCCAGTGACGCCATATGAGCTGGACAAAGCTGTGTTCATCCCGGCTGACATGTATCCGAAAGGTGCTCGTCACGAGTCGGGGGCCTATGCTTACTCCATCAAGCGTGCCCGGATGGCATTTCTGATGCGAGACCTGAACCAGAACCAAGAGGGTGAACATGTTCGCCTCAAGCGGTTCAGGAAGGCCATTGAACAGCAAGCATTCATGGACATGAAGTTTGCCCGTGAACTGCTCAAGGCTTACATCCAGCACCGTACCGACCGGCGAGCCAACCGGACCTACAGCCGGATGACGGCAATGGTCCACAAGTTCATCACGCTCCCGCTCTATCAGGCCATCGATGCCCATCCCAAGATGGCTCGTGAGCGTCTGTGGATCTCGCAAAACTACGCCAGCAATTTGATTCGCTTGAAAGACCGAACCTGCGGAGACTTCGATAATGCGATCTCTCACCTGTTCAAACGGGTGTTGATCGTGCGTAGCAAATCGGCAGCCGAGGAATTCCTGAATAAGGAATACCGCAAGGAATACAACCGCCCAGATGGTTGGGTGGTGTATGTCTGCCATTCCCACCCAGACCGTATTACAGAAGCCAAACAGGTCTTCGACAAGCTGGATTACGAGGTTCACGGCTACAAGCTGGAAGTGGAACCAAGGATCAAAAAGTCTGACGATCCTGATTGGGTTCCGGCTGAGCGTAAAGCATCGGTCAAACGTAAGGGCTACATGTCCCTGCGTGATGCCTACGATCCAGTGAAGGAAACCTTCCTGTTGTCCACGGCACGAGAAGTCAAGGAGCCAAGCAACCTCAAGGAACCTATGGCTTGGATCATGCTGCACAACAAAAGCCACCACAAAGAAGGCCGCTGGACCGTAGGTTTCGGGGCTGAGCAGAGCAAAGCCATCAATAAACTCTGGGGCGACAAGATCGCTGTGGTAACTCCTGCTCAGGCAGAAGCCCTCAAGAAGAAAGGTATCGAAAACATGCAGACCTATGTCAACACTTTCGTAGATGACGCACTGTCAGCCAAACAAGACTACCGTCGCTATCTGGCATTTGGTCGTCATCTGCTTCGCTATGGTGGACGACCTCATAGTGAAGTCTGTGCCGTGATCTACAACATGCTCCCCCATGAAGAGCTGATGAAAGAGCTGGGCATCCGCTTTCACATCTCGGCGGAGACTCAGCTGCTGGTCAACTTCATGGATGGGTTGGACGAAGTGTCAGCCCCTAAGTGCCATGCCTTGATTCACAAGGTTAAAAAGTCCCCGAAAGTGGACGAGATCGGCATGAAGATCAAGAACTCCAAATGGCGAAAATTCCTCGACATGGACTTCTTGGCTCAGCAGTTGGATACCTCCAAAGCTGGGTCTGAAGAGCAAGAAATTGCCTTCTCCGTTGTTAAACACCTCCTGAAATAAACTGAGGCCATTCATGGACAAAGTAATCCGTGTAGTCGCGGCTGTATTGGATACGGGCCGACTCATCATGTACAAGCAGGACGGCGAGACCATCGACGTTCTGCAAGGGGATCCCCGCATCCGCAAGTTGACCGATAAGGTCTTCCCGGACATCGAACGGCAGAAATTCTCGGACCTGACCGAAGAAGACCTGTCCAACCCATCCGAGAACTACAGCCATTACGCCGAGACTGAAGCCCAGCTCGGTGGCATGGTGAAGTTCTTCCGCATGCTCAAGACCGAGGCCGAAAAGGTCTTAGCCCTGTTCGTAGAGGAAGGCTTCGATCAGGTTCGTCAGGTCGGCGTCATTCCCGATGTCGGGAACCAAGAGAAAGACGATGAAGTCGAGGAAGGAACTACCCAACCTCAGACCAAAAGCCAAGCTGCTGTGGCCCAGATCATGGCCCAAGCTGCTCCAGCTTCTTCGCCTGAATTCCAGCAGATGTCCAAGGATCAGGCCGAGGAAACCACGGTTGTGGCTGTGGTTGACGATGGCACTTGCATTCCAGGCATCGAGCAAATCGATATCCAGCTGCGTGGCTTGGCCGCCAAACTGGGCTCGCCTGAAGGCATCGCCAACTTCTTCCGTCGTGTCACCTCGGTGAAGCGTGCTCACACCGTGCAGGACCTCCTGAAGTTCATGGAGCGGGGTGAGCTGCCCATTGCCGATGACGGTTCGGTGCTGGTGTACAAACGCTTGAAAAGCACCGATGAAGCAGGCGTATTCGTGGACTGCCATACCCGCTCGGTGAAGCAGCGAGTGGGTTCATGGGTGTTCATGGACGACCGTCTGGTCGATCCGAACCGTAACAACGAGTGCTCCAACGGTCTGCATGTGGCTCGCCGGGATTACCTGTCGAGCTTCAGTGGTGACGTGACTGTATTGGCCAAGTTGGCTCCAGAAGACGTGATCGCTGTACCTCACGGTGATGCCCGTAAACTGCGTGCCCGTGGCTACCACATCATCGCCCAGCTGAGCTACGACGATGCCCGTGCAGTCAACAGCAACAAGCCCATGTCTGACTCGGTACTGCTGGGCAATGCTGCTGCGGGTAACCACATCGGGATCGTGGAGCATGTGCAAATTCTCGACCAGAACCGCACCGACAACAGCGTCAAGTACACCAAGATCAACGCTGACGATCCAGTGGAGCTAAACTCGGCTCTGCAATCCCAGTCGCTGGAATCGGTAGACAAAGACGCCCCGGTGCATGTGGATGCAGCTGTTGTCGCCACCAAGAAGACCACCGAGAAAGCTCCAGTCAAGAAGGCTCAGATCAAACGTCCAGTGGAAGTGTTGGTCGAAGCCTTCCAGAAAGCCAAGAGCGACAAGGCCAAACGAGCTGCGGCCAGCAACCTGATGGTATTCAAAAAGAATGCCAAGAAAGGTTGGGACAAGCTGGGCGTTTCGGCTGAAATTGCTGCTCAAGTGACCGAGTTGGTTCCCGTGGCTGAACCTGCCAAGCCAGTTAAGGAAGCCAAGCCTGAGCCAGTGATCCCAGCAACGGGCACCCCAAAAGAGCGCATCGCTGCCGGTCTGGGCCACAAGCCCCTGACCCGTCAACTGGCCTTGGACATCCTTCAGATCAAGAAGGCATCCAAGAAAGGCTGGTCTGCTCTGGGCGTAACCCAAGCCCAAGAGAAGGAAATCCTGAAGCTGGCCAGCAAGTAGTCGGGTTGCTTCACCAATTTGCCTCTAGTCATATAGACTAGAGGCATCTTTTATTGAGGATAAGCCCATGTCTTCCGCAATCCGAGTCAATCGCAAAGGCAGCGATGACGATATCATCCGTCTCAATAGCGTTGGCTTGTCGTTACGGACGATTGCCAAGCTGCTGGATTGTCATCCGACTTCAGTGACGCTTCGTCTTCGTCGTCTGGGTGTTCCGCCTGCGGATACCCGTCGGACTTTCATGGAAGACATTTTTAAAACCCTCAGCCCAGACCAACAAGAATGGTTGGCTGATCACATCCAAAACGGGAACAACATCAAGGACTATGTTCGTGAGTTGCTCGTAGAGGATTACCAACGACAGAACCCCGGAGCACCTGTATGACTCAATGCGCCATTACCCGTACCCAAGACTGGTTTGCTACTGCTCGTCCGAATCCTTCCAAAAAGGATTTCAGTACCCAACTTGGTGTACACATGGAAGAAGTGGCAGAAATGCTGAAAGCCCTGAAAGGCAACAGCCACGCTGCTGAAGTGCTGCTGGAACTGGCCGTCGATCATATTGAGAACTTGGCCACCCATCTGAAAGAAGATGAGAACTTGGTCGAGGTCAACGATCCAGTGGAAATGCTGGATGGTCTGATCGACCAACAGGTTACTTCGACCGGTGTGGGTTATTGCTTGGGCTATGACATGCCAGCTGCCCTGCGAGAGGTCAATGCTTCGAACTACTCCAAGTTCGATGACAATGGCCAGCCCATCTACAACGAGAACAAAAAGGTCATGAAAGGGCCGAACTACTTTAAGCCCGACCTTGCCCAATACCTGCCCGTCGAGTAACTGAATCGACATCTAGAAACCCCCGGACCACCGGGGGTTTTTCGTAACAGGAGAATCCCCAGTGGAATTAGCCAATAAACAGCTACCGCTGAACCAAGACCAAGAAGTTGCAGCTAAGGGCTTCTTCGAGTTTCTGTTCAGTGATGAAAAAGAAATGCGCATCAGTGGTCCCGGTGGGGTCGGTAAGACCTTCCTCATGGGCCACATGATCGACACCCTGATGCAACAGTACTTCGATTCTTGCCGTCTGGCCGGGATCGAACCGGAGTACTGGGACGTGTACATGACGGCTACCACCAACAAGGCGGCTGAAGTGCTGGGCCTGAATACCGGGCGCCCAGCCAGTACCGTTCACAGCTTCCTTGGCCTCAAGGTCAAGGACGATTACAGCACCGGCAAATCGACCATCGAGAAGACCGGTGCATGGCGTGTTCACGAAAAAATTATTCTCTTCGTGGACGAGGCTTCTATGGTAGACCGCACCTTGCTGGCTGCCATCCGAGAAGGCACCTGCAAGTCGAAGATCGTCTATGTCGGTGACCGGAGCCAATTGGCTCCCGTGCATGAAACCGTGTCTCAGGTATACACGGACAAGATGCCTGCCTTCGAGCTGCTCAAGCCAATGCGCAATGCCGGGCAGCCTGCCCTACAAGCTATCTGTGCCCAGTTCCGCCAAACTGTGGACGATCACATCTTCCGCCCGATCCAGTTGGTTCCCGGTGTGATCGACCATCTGGACGATGCCCAGATGGAAGCCGAGATCACCCAGAACTTTGTGGACCCCAACTTCGACGGTCGGATTCTGACCTACACGAATAAGCGGGCCATCATGTACAACCAGTTCATCCGAGAGATCCGTGGGCTGCCAGAGCAGTTCCAAGAAGGTGAACGGCTGGTCAACAACACTGCCATTCGACTGGGCCGCACCCAACTTTCAGTGGAGGATGAGGTGCAGATTGTTGAACTGGCTGCCACTGTGGCCAAGCATGAGATCCAAGAGGATGTCTACTTGGAAGTCCGTTACGCCACCTTGGAAAACAAGTACGGCGACCGGATGTACGGTGTGATGCTGCCGGTAGATCGGGACCATTATGATCGACTGGTGAAGTACTACCAGAAGACCAAAAACTGGAACCGCTACTACTACCTCAAGAACAACTTCCCCGACTTGCGTCAGCGGGATGCCTGCACCAGTTACAAAGCGCAGGGCAGCACCATGCACACGGCTTACATCGACCTGACCGATTTCAGCACCTGCAAGAACCCGGCTCAGGCTGCTCGACTGGCCTATGTCAACGTGTCCCGACCAACCACCCGCATCGTTTTCTATGGTGAGTTGGCTCCCCGCTTTGGAGAGCTAGTCAGATAGGAGATGATTCATGGCCGTTGCAAATCTTCACAAATTCCTGGATGCACTGGTCAACAAGCTATTCACCGCTGAAGAGCGTCGCCTCGACAAGATCGTGGAGACGCTCGACCGGCGTAATAGAGAGATCGGAGGCCATAAGCCACAGGGTTTCCTGCTGCAAGGCAAGCTGTATCAACCCAAGAGTGCCACTCTTATTGCCACAATTGGAGTCAAGCCACTGGCTTACGAGTTGACGGATGATGGCAACAAGTTCCTGAAAGATCGCAACCAGATTGATCAAGATCGCCAAGCTATCAAACAGATTCTATATAAGTTGGTGGAACCGTGCCAGAATGCACAGGAGATTCGAGACACCCTTCCAGAGTGTCTAGTCTCTCTCGTACCAGAACTGTCCAAGATGGAACGACGATTCGCTAAAGGATTCTTCGCTCCAAAGGACGACCGATTCGTTCGGCAGTACGAAGCCATCTTGCCCAAGATCGAGATGTACTCAGTTTCTTGCTTGCTGTACTAGGGGAGTCCACATGTACCATTTGTTCTACTCCGATGAGGAGCGGGATAGCTATCCCGTTGTCTTCCTTGTCAAACAGATCCGCAAGGATGAGATCCGCAAAGCCTACATCGACCCACACGGCATTGATCCCAATGAAGTGCTGGTCATGACCCTTCACTACTCCCGAGACAAGAAGAAGACCCCCGTCAATGAAATGCGGGCCTATATGGATGAGGTCATCTACCCGGTATTGGCCCAAGCCAAGACCGAGTTTCTGCTGGTCTCGGATGTGGACTACTTCAAGGCCATTACCAAGCTGCCCAAGGCTGAACCTTATCTGGGCTATGCCATTGATTCCGAGCATGGCAGCTTCAAGGTGATGTATGTGCCCAATTACCAGCAGGTTTTCTTCAATCCTATGAAGGTAACAGCGGGCATCAAGCAAGCCATGGACGCCTTGAAGAACACTCGCAAGGGTACTTACGAGGATCCGGGCGCCAGCATCATCCACTTTGCTGAGTATCCTCGAACCACAGAGGATATCCGTGCATGGTTGGTCAAGTTGCTGGAGATGGACTGCCCATTGACGGTGGACATTGAAGGTTTTGACCTGAAGCACAACAAGGCAGGCATAGGTTCCATCTGTTTCTCATGGAACAAGCATGAAGGCATTGCCTTCCCAGTGGACTGTCAGGAGATCCAAGGGGCTACACAAGCTCCGTTCCTGCGTAACGTACCCAACCTTGAGGTTCGGGCCTTGCTCAAGGAGTTCTTCATTGAACTGAGCAAGAAGGCGATCTATCACAACATCGCCTTTGACGTGTATGTGCTGATCTACCAGCTGTTCATGAAGGACATTCTGGACACTGAAGGCCTGCTTGAAGGGCTTGAAGTGATGCTCAAGAACTGGGACTGCACCAAGCTGATCACCTATCTGGCGACCAACAGCTGTGCAGGCAACAAGCTGGGCCTGAAAGACCAAGCTCAAGAATTCTCCGGCAACTATGCCGTGGAAGAGATCAAGGACATCACCCGAATCCCGATGGATAAGCTGCTCCAGTACAACCTTGTAGACGGTCTGTCCACTTGGTTCGTGCATGAGAAGCACTATGGCACCATGGTGCGCGACCAGCAGCTGGACTTCTACAACAACATCTTCCAGCCAGCCACCATGGATGTGATCCAGATGCAGTTGACCGGGATGCCGGTTTACATGCCTCGGGTGTTGGAGGTTGAGCAAATTCTGCTCAAGGACAAAGCTTCGGCTGTGTCCCGGCTGGACATGAACCCCTTGGTTCAGAAGTACCAGTACGAGCGGATCGAGTGGTGGATCACCACAAAGAACGCCAAGCTCAAGAAAAAGCAAGTCACCATCTCCGATGCCCATGAGGAGATGAAAAAGAAAAAGTCGATTGTTCGGTTCAACCCGAATTCGTCTCCACAGGTCCAAGAACTGCTGTATGAGAAGCTTGGCCTGCCGGTAATCAGCCTGACGGATTCCAAGCAGCCTTCCGTGGATGCGGATACCCTCAAGGCACTGAAAAACCACACCGCTGACCCAGTGGTAAAAGACCTGCTCGAAGCCCTGCTGGACTTCGCCAGTGTCGTGACCATCCTCCAGACCTTCATGCCTGCCCTCAAGGCGGCCAGTCAGGGACCGGATGGCTGGTGGTATCTGTTCGGCAACTTCAACCTTGGGGGTACGGTTTCTGGGCGTTTGTCCAGTTCCAAACCGAACCTTCAGAACCTCCCAGCCAACTCCAAGTACGCCAAGCTGATCAAGTCGTGCTTCATTGGACCGCCTGGCTGGCTGTTCATGGGGCTGGACTTTGCGTCTCTGGAGGACCGGATTTCGGCTCTGACCACCAAGGATCCAAACAAGCTCAAGGTGTACACCGACGGCTACGACGGTCACAGCCTGCGGACTTTCGCGTACTTCCCGGACCGTTGCATCGGCATCATCGACACGGTGGAGTCGATCAACACCATTCAGGATCTCTACCCGGATATTCGCTACGAGTCCAAAGCGCCGACTTTTGCCCTGACCTACCAAGGCACCTACAAGACCCTGATGACCAACTGCGGTTTCTCTGAGACCAAAGCCAAGGGCGTTGAGGCCGCTTACCACGAGCTTTACCACGTCTCCGACGAGTGGGTTCAAGGTAAGTTGGACGAAGCCAGCAAGGTTGGGTACATTACTGCCGCCTTCGGGCTGCGGGTTCGTACCCCGCTTCTTCATCAGGTTATTCGTGGGGTCAGCAAGACGCCATTCCAAGCAGAAGCTGAGGGGCGCACTGCTGGTAACGCCTTGGGTCAAAGCTGGTGCCTGCTCAATTCCCGAGCCGGTTCCGAGTTCATGGCCAAGGTCAGAAAAAGTGAACACCGTCTGGATATCCGGCCTTGTGCCCAGATCCACGACGCTCAATATTTCCTTGTCAGAGACGACATCAAGACCGTGATGTACTGCAATGAGCATCTGGTCAAAGCCGTCTATTGGCAGGATCACCCAGACATCTGGCATGACGAGGTAAAACTCGGCGGCGAGCTGTCACTGTTCTACCCCGACTGGAGCAAGGAGGCTGTCATTCCCAACCATGCCACCGAAGAGCAGATAGGCGATGTCATCGCTGATCACGTTGCTCGGCTGGAGGCTGGCTGGCCAAAAGTATGGCCCCCCAAACCAGATCCAATACCATCAGGAGAGAACCAATGAAATCCCCAATAGCCCCACCACCAACCCCAGAGTACGCCACCTTCTGGTCGGCCTCGGTCAGTCTGGTATTCGTGCGAGCCGATACCCCGGAGCAACCTATCCCAGACAGCATCAACGCCCTGCACATCACCCGTGAGCCGTTCCTGACCAAGGCCGATCTGGAAGCCATTCAGGTGCATTGCCAGAAGCAGCTGCATGCCAAGGCCCAGGATGTGGAGATCCATGTGCTGGAACTGCACATCAACGCCATCAGCAACCTCGGTCGTATGACCAAGGAGCAGTTCTTCGGCCCGGCTGTGAAAGCCGACGTGCCAGCTCCGAGCACCAAGCAATGAGTGAAGGTAAGGCCCTGACTGGGGGCTTCACCAATTACTACTTGGTCAAGGTCGAGCATCCCCAACGGGAGGAGCAACTGCCTTATCAGGCCGAGTGTGAAGACATCATCCGTGCCCTCAAAATGTCCTTCGACGAAGCCTGCGAGTTCAAGGCCATCTGGCGTACTGCTGCTGCCCGGTTAGGTAATGGCAAACCGGGGCAGAAAGCCCTGTACGACTGCGAGAAGCGAGTGCATTACGCTCAAGCTTCCCTCCGTCAGGAGCAGATCGCTCAGGGCTTGCAACCAAAACCTACCCCCAAACGTATGGTTTGGTATGCCCATATTGGGCAGCAAATGCCTGCCGGTCTCGACCCCAGTGACATGGTATCTGTCGAACTGCGTTCCGGTGATGTGCTGGAAGCCAAACAAGCACGCGGTTGGGAATGGAAGGATGACGGCACGGCTGCTGCCATCGTCAAGTTCTGCTTGGTCCGAAAAGCCTGAACCAAGGGGGCTACGGCCTCCTTATCACGGAGCACCTGATGAAGATCACCAACAACAGTGGCATCTCGTTGGCCATGGCCGTCTGGCTCATGCACGACGAGTACGACTATGTGAACGAGCCGGATTACATCTCGGTCACTACCCTGATGAAACCGTTGCGACAGATTATCCTGCCTCGACGGATCCCGACCGAGAATCGGGAAATGGACCTGTCCGACCTGATCCAGCGTGCCTTGGGGCATTCCCTACACGACTCGATTGAGAAGGCATGGACCAACGATGCAGCTCGGACCCGTTCGCTACTGCGACTGGGTTATCCACAAAAGGTTGTGGAAAAGGTGTTGATCAACCCAACACCTGAACAGCTGAAAGCCAACCCGGATTGCATTCCAGTTTATCTGGAGCAACGGGGCACCATCCAGCTCAAGGTCGGCAACAAGGTCTGGACCTTGGGTGGCAAGTTCGACATGGTGGCCGAAGGCATCGTTCACGACAACAAGTCCACTTCCGCCTGGGTCGGCATGTTCGGTGGCCGAGACGACGAACACAGGCTGCAAGGTTCGTTGTACCGTCTGATCCATCCCGACAAGATCACGGAAGATTTCATCCGAATCGAGTACATCTTTACTGATTGGCAGAAATTCATGGCCAAGCAGAATCCCAACTATCCGCAGAATCGGCTGGCCAACAAGGACATTCCTTTGCTGGACATCACCGAAACGGAAGGCTGGGCGAAAAACAAGCTTGCCTTGGTTGATAAGTTCATGGATGCACCCGAAAAGGACATCCCTGAATGTACGCCTGAAGAACTTTGGATGAGTGATCCAAAGTACAAGTACTATGCCGACCCGGCGAAGACGAGTGGGCGTTCAACCAAGAACTTCGACTCAATGGCCGAAGCCAAGAAATTCATGGCAGAGAAGGGCGGCAAAGGCATCATCATCACCGATCCGGGGCAACCCAAACGGTGTGAGTACTGCGACGCCTTTGAGATCTGCACTCAAAAGGACCGTTATTTCTCATGATCGACTTGACTGGAGTCACCCATCATCCAGTGATTGATGAAATCACTGAGGTGCTGTGTGCAAAGACACAGAACACCAATCGAAATTTCTTCCGGGCTGAGCTGGCTTTCTTCATCTCGAAGATGGCCAGTTCGATGCGAGCCACCATTATCACCAAGGATCGTGGAGAGATTCCAGTCAACATGTATGTGTTGGCTCTCGCCACCTCCGGCTTTGGTAAAGGTCACTCCGTCGCTATCGTGGAGGGGGAATTCCTTGCGGGGTTCAAGAAGCGTTTCATGGAAGACACCTTCCCGGTTATCGCTGAGCAGAACCTGTGGGATATCGCCAATGACAGGGCGATTCGCAACAACACCGATCCTCAAGTGGAATACGACGCTGCCCTAAGCGAATTCAAGCGTGCCGGTGCAGTACCGTTTACCTTCGACTCAGGCACTGCACCAGCGGTCAAACAGCTTCGTCACAAGCTGCTGATGGGCCGTTGTGGTTCGATCAACCTGCAAGTGGATGAGATTGGCTCCAACCTTGAAGGTTCCACGGAGCTGCTCAACCTGTTCTTGGAGATGTATGACCAAGGGCTGGTAAAGCAGAAGATCACCAAAAACACCGCCGAGAACCAACGGGGCGAAGAACTGGATGGCAAAACACCGGCCAACCTGTTGCTCTTTGGTACGCCATCCAAGTTGCTGGATGGGGGCAAGACCGAGGACCTGTTCTACCAGTTTCTCGATACCGGCTATGCCCGTCGTTGCCTGTTTGGTTTCGGCCAGCAAGAGCAGAAAGCCCACAACAGTCAGACGGCCAAGGAGATCTATGATCGCCTGATTCAGCCGTCCAACTCGGCCATGGTCAGCAAATGGGCCAATCACTTCCACCGTCTGGCCGACCCGGCCATGTACGGCTGGCAGATGCAGGTCGATGACCATGTGGGGGTGATGCTCTGGGAGTACAAGATCCACTGCGAAAAACTCGCTGATGCCATGAAGGATCACGAGGACATTCGCAAGGCCGAAATGAGCCACCGTTACTTCAAGGCGCTCAAGCTGGCCGGTGCCTTGGCCTTCGTCGATCAATCGATGGAGATCGAGGAGGTTCACCTGAAACAGGCCATCCTGCTGGTCGAGGAGTCGGGAGAAGCTTTCCAGACCATCCTGACCCGCGAGAAATCGTATGTGAAGCTGGCCAAGTTCATTGCCGACATGGGCAGTGAGCTGACCCATGCTGACCTGCACGAGGCCCTGCCGTTCTACAAGATGAGCCAAGGTGCCCGTAACGAGATGATGACCATGGCCGTAGGCTGGGGTTACAAGAAGCACATCATCATCAAGAAGCGGTTTGTCGATGGCATCGAGTTCTTCAGTGGCGAGAAGTTGGCAGAGACCAATCTGGACGAGATCATCATTTCGTACAGCGACCACTGGGCCTACAACTACCAAGGCACCCCGAACAATCCGAACGAGGTTGTACCCTTCGATCAGCTGCACATGCTGACCCAGGCACCGGGAATGCACTGGGCCAACCACCACTTCAAGGGCGGTCATCGGAGCCGGGAGAACGTTGTGCCGGGCTTCAACATGATCGTCATCGATGTGGATGGGGGCTGTTCTTTGGCCACGGCTCATGAGCTGCTGGCCGAGTACAAGTTCATGACCTACACCACCAAACGGCATCAGACCGAAGGTGAAGACCGCTTCCGCATCATGATTCCCATGAACTATGTGCTGCACCTCGACCACGAGGATTACAAGCAGTTCATGGACAACGTTATGGCTTGGCTCCCATTCCAGACGGATGAAGGAGCGAACCAAGCGGAACGGAAGTGGGAGACCTTCGACGGTGGTTCCTACCATCTCAACATGGAAGGTGGCCTGCTGGACGTACTGCCGTTCATCCCACGCACCAGCCGCAACACCGAGTACATGGACGAGTTCAAGAAGGTCGAGTCCCTCGACAACCTTGAGCGTTGGTTCGCCCAACGGATTGCCAGCGGCAACCGTAACAACCAGATGATCAAGTACGCCTTGGCTCTGGTGGACAACGGCATGAGCCTGCTGGAAATCACGGCTCAGGTCCATGCCTTCAACAAGAAGCTCAACAACCCACTGGACACGGATGAGATCGAATCCACGATTCTCACCACCGTGGCCAAACGCTTTACCCGTAGCTAACCCCTGACAGGCTGCCAGTCCTTTGCTTGGGTTGGGACTGGCAAGCCTATGGAGACCCCTCTTATGAGTGAAGATGCAGCACTGCCCGACGATCTGGAAGGCAGCTTGGACCAATTGGTTCTGATCGTTGGCTATTCGACCCAAGGCAAATCGGCCAGCCTGCGAAACATCAGGAACCAAGAACGCTGGGTCTATCTGGGCACTGAGTCTGGTAAGCGCCTACCGTTCAAGAACAAGTTCAACCGGATCAACATCACCGATCCGTATGACGTGATTGCCTACTTCGACGAATGCATCGCCAACAAGGACGATGTGGACGGGATCATCATCGATTCCATCACCTTCCTGATGGACATGTTCGAAACGCAGTACGTCATCGGCGCTGCCAACACCATGCAAGGCTGGTCGAACTACCAGCAATTCTTCAAGCAGGTGATGCAGCAGAAGGTGGCCGAGTTCGGAAAACCGGTTATCATCATTGCTCACGTTCGAGATGAGTTGGACGAGAAGAACCAAGAGATGAAGACCGCCGTCCCTATCAAGGGGGCGTTGAAGAACAACGGTGTGGAAGCCTACTTCACCACCGTGGTCGCTGCCAAAAAGGTTCCCATTAAGGAGCTGGAGAAATACGGCAGCAAGATGCTGGTGATTACCGATGAGGAACGCGAGCTTGGCTACAAGCATGTGTTCCAGACGCGTATCACCAAGGGTACGACTGGTGAGCGTATCCGATCCCCCATGGGGATGTTCGACCGTGCTGAGACCTACATCGATAACGATGCTCAGGTCCTGCTGGATCACCTGCACGAGTTCTATGAAGGCTGATCCCTTCTAGGTCCAAAAAATCGCAAAGCATTGAAGAAGAGAGAAAAAACATGAGCTTGTTCGGCAACCTGAAATCTGATGGCCTCGAAGAATCCCAAGATCGTCTGGGCGGAGGCTTTCAGCCTCTGGACACCGACATCTACGATGTGACCATCAAGGCGTTTTACGCCGGTAAATCGGCAGGTGGTGCTCATAACGTCTCGATCATCGGCACCCTGCCTGATGGCAAGGAATACCGTGAGACCGTGTACATCACCAACAAGAACGGTGAAAACTTCTTCCTGAACAAACAGGACAAGTCCAAGAAGGTGCCTCTCCCAGGCTTCACCATCATCGACGACATCTGCCTGATCGTCACCGGCAAGCCACTGGCCGAGGTGGACTTCGAAGAGAAGACCCTGAACCTGTGGGACTTCGAAGCGAAGAAAGAGCTGCCAAAGGCAGTGATGTGCGCTACCGAGATCCACGGCCAAGTGGTCAAGCTGGGCATCTGGAAAAAGCTGGAGGACGTGAACAAGAAAAACGACCAGACCGGCGAATACGAGCCAACTGGTGAGTCGAAGGAAACCAACTCCATCGACAAGGTGTATCACCCTGAGCAGCTGCTGACCGTAGCCGAGGCCCGTGCCGGTAAGGATGTAGCCGAGTTCCACGACAAGTGGCTGGAAAAGAACAAGGGCCAAGTCCGTGACGAACGCGAGAACAAGGGCGCTGCCCAGTCTGGCGTGAAGTCCGGCCCGCCGAAAGCTGATCAGCCAGCAGCCGGTGGCACTGACTCGCCTCGCAAGTCCCTGTTCGCCAACAAGAAGTAAGCCATGAAGATCCCCGTAGCAGGGTTCGACCCCAGTCTTACCAACTGGGGAATTGCTGAAGGTCAGCTCGACCTTGAGACGGGGCATCTGACTGACGTGCAGCTGGAGGTCGTCAGCACGGAGAAGAGCAAGGAGAAACAACTCCGAACCAACTCCAGTGACCTCCAACGTTGTGAGGTATTGGCTGTCAAGGCCCTCGAAGTCGGTCGTCGTTGTAAGGCGATCTTCGTCGAGGTGCCTGTTGGCTCCCAAAGTGCCAGTGGCATGAAAGCCTATGGGGTGGTCTGTGGGATCCTTGGTTCGCTTCGAGCCGAGGGTATCCAGATCATTGAGGTGACCGCATTCGAGGTGAAGAAAGCTTTCACCGGAACCAAGAATGCCACCAAGCAGGAGATGATCAACGTTGGTGTTGATCTCTACCCGGAAGCCAATTGGCCACGCCAGAAGACGAACGGCAAGAATTTCCAGAAGGGTGACCTAAAGAATGAAGCCGAGCACGTTGCTGATGCCCTTGCAGCCATTCATGCGGGGGTCAACACCCCGCTCTTTCAGAACTTGATGCGCCTACTGCGCTAGGAACCGTTATGCAAATCACCCTGAACCAAGTTGAGATCGAAGCCGCCCTCAAGGCCTACATCCTCAACCAGATCAACATCAACGATGGCATGGAGATCGTGATCGACCTCAAGGCCACTCGTGGTGAAGCTGGTACTACTGCGATCATCGACATCGTGCCTCGCACCGAACAGAAAGCTGAAGTGGTGAAACCCGCTGCCAGCCGTACCGTCACTGCTCAGGCGAAGGAAGTGGTCAAAGAGAAGCCAGCGGCTGTAGCAACCACTTCGATGGCACAGGTGGTAGAAGAAGCCCAAGCTTCCGAACCAGAAGAACCAGAAACCTCGGCAGAGGAAGCTGGTCAGGAAGCAGCAGCACAAGCTGAAGCTGAATCGGCTGATGCCGAGGAAGCAGAAGAAGCTGCTCCTGCTGTTGCCAGTGCCCGTCCTTCGCTGTTCGCTGGCCTGAACCGTCCGAAGAACAGCTAATGCTGCTCCGAATCCTGCTACTGGGGTTCGGGCTATTGGTGGCTGTCTGGGCTATCCAGGCAGCCATTGTTGCAGCAGCCCCAGCTATAGCAGTGGTCATAGTTGTGGCATTGGTTCTGTTGGTTCTTTGGTGGACTGACTATCCGAATGACGGAAACAAAAAGCCCCCTGAGTAGGGGGCTTTTCTATTTGGCTGGCAAGCTTGGGATCGAACCAAGGACCGCTCGGTTAACAGCCGAGTGCTCTACCGCTGAGCTACATGCCAAGAAAGTGGCGATTCCAACGGGACTTGAACCCGTGACCTCCCGCGTGACAGGCGGGCATTCTGACCAGCTGAACTATGGAATCGTGGAAGAGGAAGAAGGGATCGAACCTTCGAATGTGGGGATCAAAACCCCATGCCTTACCACTTGGCTATTCCTCTAAAACCCCCCAACGGCAGAGCTTACGTTCCTGAGGCGCAAGCCCTACAGCTGAGGGGAACCTCGCAGAGGCAGGGGCAAGATTAGAATCATCTTGTACCTGCGTCAACCACTTATTGAACCAAGTTAGCCCATGGGTTCAACTCTGGTGCCCGGAGTCCTTGGCCCGGTCCCATCGAGTAATCCAACGAACCATCCAGCAACTTGCTCACCACGTTGTCTTCCGTAGGCAAACCCACCGAGCCAAACAGAGTTGGTGCTGGAGCCAAGGTAGCCAACAGGGTATGTACCGGGTTGTTTCGGATCATCGAAGCGGCCACTTTCACCGAACGGATCTTGAAGTTGTAGAACCACAGCAGACCGAGGTTTTCCAAGGTGCCACGGAAGCGGCCACTCAAACGGTCATAGTTCACAAACTCTTCCGACACTCGACCCAGTGCGTACTTACGGTCCTTCTTCTGCCGCTGAGTCAGGTCATCAAACAACACAGCCTTAGCCAAGAAGTCACCGTACTCCACAGCTTTCTGGAGACCTTGGAACAAAGCAGTGTCCTTGGTGATGATGGCGTAGCGACCCATGGTGGCAATTGGTCCGGGCAGCTTGCTGACCAGACTTTCCACATAGGCTTGCAGACGGCCTTCAGTCAGTTGGATTTCCGAGCGAGTCAGGCCTGCATCCGAGATCGAACTGAACTCACCGGCTTCGATCAGTGGCCAGATGCTCATCCGTTTGTGGGCATCGGTAATGGACTGGATTTCAGCATTGAGTTTCCGGGTCTTGATCGGATCATCCGTGGAAGCCCGCAATTCTGCTTCAGCTTCAATCTGACGGATCCGACTCTTCACATACTGGTCCACCTCGGCTGTCTTCTTGGCCATGCCACGAACCACGTTGACCAGAGGTACACCTCGGGCAGCCAGCTGATAGACGTTCGACATCAGGTTAGACACCGGCACTACCACCGACTTGACCACGATCAGGACTCGGGCATCCGAGACCAGATTCTTGAGCGTGGTTTCAGCATTGACGGTGTACTGGTACGCCTTGTTGCCAAACACCGAGATGGCCAGATTTTTCACCGTCTCCTGAGTTTTTGGCGACCACCGGCTGTTACCGGTCCAGGCATCTCCGATGGAAGCCGAACGGTAGCCCAAGGCATCGTTCAGCATGTCCTTGCGCACATAGAAGTCGTCACCAAACACCGACTTGATGTAGTCACGAGTATCCCGGTTGAACAGCTCAGCCGCATCCTGAAGCACTGGGTCAGACGAGGCGAAGACGTTCACATACTGGGCTTGGTTCGCCTTGGATGCTTTCAGATCTTTGTCGTACATGGCCTTGAGGTTGTCGATCAACCGCTCGTTGAACTTCTGCGAGCTGGCCTCTTCCACCTGACGGCCACGCCATTGACCGATCATCTTGGCCAGATGGTTCTCCCCTTGGATCCGCTCAAGCATTACCGGATCGAGGCTGCGTTCAAAGGCCACTACCTCACCCGCAGGGTTGTAGACCGGCAGCAGGTTTTCCCGATTGGATCGCTCATTGGCGATGGCCTTGGCAATCTTCTTGACCGTGGCCTCCTCAGTGATGCGACCAGCATTGGGAGCCAAGGAGTATCCGGTAGTGGCATCTACGCCGGAGGCAGTCTGCCGGGCATTCTGCATGATGCCTTGCTCATAGCCTGCACGAGCAGCAGCCGGGGCGTAGTAGTAGGACTTGTTGCCCTTGCCACGGTCCAGATTGCTGCCCCCATATTCCTGCACCCGAACGTAGGACTGAGCAGCCAGCTTGGCAAACTCAGTGTCATCGGCTACCAGCATGGACACGCCTTCCTGCTGGGCAGAAGGAATGTAACCCTTGAAGTGGTTCACCTGAGTGGCCGGACTGTTCACCTTCCGTTGTTCATCAACACGCTGGCCCAACAGGTAGGACAGGGTGAAGCCGATCCCATCACCTTCGGTCTGAACCAAGGAAGACAACGTATCCATGTGGCCCGGCTCCAGTTGCTTGAGGGCATACATGGTTACCAGCTGGTCCACACCCTTGACGAAAGTGTCGCCTTTGGTGGCCCAGTCTTTCTGCTTGGACTCGCCAAACAGTTGGGAGACGGCATAAGCGTTACGCAGCAGGTTGGTGCCCGGATCACTGGTCAGCATGTAGTTGGCCAGTTGGTTCGCTTTGCGTTGCAACAGTTTCCAGTGAGCAGGATCCTCGTTCTGAAGGAACGATTCCAAGGTAGCAATGTTGCTGTCCAGCTTTTTGCTGTCAGTGATCATCTCGTTGATCTGTTTCTGGGTGAAGGCATCACGCAGAACTGCCAGATCTGTCTTACCCATCGACATATGCAGACTGCTCCACTCTTGGGCAGTCAGTTGACGGGAGAACTTCTCGGCAATCAGAGATGGCAGATGTTCACGGAATTGCTGGCGAGTTTGCTGAACCACGGAGCGAACTCCTTTGATCATGTCGTAAACCGAAGCGTTGTTCTTGGTTCGACCAATCAGGTCATTCACCAGCGTGTGCAAAGGCTCCCAGACTTTCATCCGGTTCATTGCCGTCATCACACCCTGCGACACAATCTGACCCGACTGCTCATTGATCACAGCACCGATGCCTGCACCGAAACCAGTCACCATACGGGTAACCTTGTTGGCACCAGCCTTGCGAGCTTTGGAGTCTGCATCCAGCAGTCTCTGCGAAAGGCTGGTCATACCGTCCACCACGATCTCGTTGGCTCGGTCAATGTACCCACCCGATTTCGAAGCCATCTGATCGATGAAGGTTTCCCGGTCCTGCACCTGCTTACCGATGTGAGCGTTCAGGGCGTCAATTGCCTGTTCCACGTTGGCCGCTTTTTTAATGCCTGCCATTCGATCCGTCAGGGCATCCATCACCTGATTGCCTGCGTTTTCCAGCACGGCATCCAGAGTACCTTCTTGGTTCCGCTCGGTACGCGGCAACTCCATTTTCTGGAGCACAGCCCGGAATTCATCATTGACCGTGGCCAGAGCCAAGAAGCTCGGCAGCAAGGTCGAACGACCATGAATGTCCATCTCGGTCAGGTAGTTACCCATGATCGAGTTGTACTTCTCTTGGGCGTAGTACCGGTCTGCCGGGTTCTGACTGTCAGGGTTGGCCATGAAGTCTTCCACGGACAGATTCTTCACCACATGACTGTAGAGCTTCTGGGCAGCAGCCATGCTGTTCGGATCGATACGAGCCTCGGTGGCCAATGCCGTCACGATGTTGCTGAAGGTAGAAGCCTGCTGCATATTCATCGGGAAGCCATGAGCCATCATCGATTGACCAATCCGGTAGCTGGTCATGATCGCTTCAGACACCGAAGTCGAGGCCATCGGCTTACCGGGAACCAATGGTTCTCCAAGGTAACGGCCTACAGCATTGGCAAAGGCCTCGGAAACACGAGACAAGCGTTCATCCACTCCATAGATGGAGTTCTGGAACAAGGTGCTCGCCTTGTGACGGGCACGGCCCGTTGGCTGCGAGTACATCAGCATCGAGCTGTTGAACAACAGGTTGCTGAACATGTCCTGCCCTTTGGCCGGGGCATTACGACGACCTCGGAAGAACATCGACTTGATCGCATCAAAGATGCTACCGGCAATCTGAGCCAGTTTGCTGGCCTTGGTGCGTTTACCCAGGCTGATCAGCGAACGGTTGGTCAGACCCCAAGCCATGAACTCGTTCAAAGCCGCAGCCTTGTTTTGCGGGTTTGGCTTGTTCAGGTAACCCCGAATGGTATTGGCAGCATCGCTGTAAGCTTGGCTGACCTCTGCACTCACTTGGTTCAGTTCCAGATTCAGGAACTGGTCCATGAGGGCTTCGATTCGAGCCACAGCCAGACCACCTTGAGGGTTGTTGCGGGAGAACTCGGGATCACTGTAGTGGCCCAGCACAGTCTCAAAGGTCGAGGCATGCACCAATTCGTGGATCAGGGTTTCCGAGGTTGGGTTGATCAGGTAGATCGTCTGATCCCCCACCGTGGTGAAGCCCTTCACATCCCCGCCCGGCATTTCCGGCAAAGTGTGTCCTTGGTTCTGGGCGTAAGCAGCAATCTGCTTGGCCGAACCGTAGACCACCTTGTAAGCCTTGGCTGCCAGCGAATCATTGATCTGCTTGAGCACTTCAGCCTGCTCAGCAGGCAGGTTCACAGCCTGAGCCAAGGATCCCAAATCCGCAGCATTCAGCAGGTAGGCTCCAGATTCGTCTTGAGTCGAGAGGGCTTTAATCTCGGAACCAATGGCCTCATTGGTGTCCTGTTCCTGCGTGATCTTATTCAGGGCTTCGGTGTACATCACGTTCAGTTGATCGGCCAAACCTTCGGCATCAGTACCGGACAGGAACACTTGGCCTTCTCGGACATACGGACTGGAGGCAGCAGCCATCTGGTCAATGGACAGCGAGACTTGGCTCATCACTTGGTGACGGGCCTCGATTTGCTGCTGAGCACTGTTCAGGTTGTTGGTCAGGTCCCGCATGGCTTCCCGGATCTCGTCAAGGGAAGCTTCCGAGTTGTTCAGACCAAACAAGGCACGGGACAGCTGCTGCTGGGTAGCAGCAGGGAATTTGCTGAGGTCAGCATTCTCCATGAACTGGCTGTAGCTGTCGTAAACGGCTTTGAGTGGGTTGCCCATCCAGCTGTCATAGACCGCTTGGTTGGCCACTTCCGAACCGGACTCGATCTGATCCAGAGGCATGTTCATACCGTCGAAGATCTTCAAGGTGCCAGTCGGAGCGTTATCGGCCACGGAGATGTTCTGCATCATCTGGCCGTCACCGGCACCGATGTTCATGAACGGAATACCCGCTACACCCGAATCAGCTGGACCATTTACAAAGGCAGGGGTACGGAACTGACCGTTGAGGGCATGACCAAAGTTGGTCGAAGCCACATCGACTGCCTGAGAACCCGAGATGAAGAAGGTTTGAGTACCGGTCTTCACAAACGGAGCCAAGTGCTCCAGCTTCTTGTAGATGTCACGGAGTTCTTTGGTGGTCAGGAAGTCACCTTCACGCCAGCCTTCAGTTTGACGCTTCTTGTTCAGCTCGGCTTCGACTTGGGTACGGAAAGCATTTTCCAGAACAATCGACTGCACCTGAGTAGCTTGCCGCAGCAGCTCAGCAGTACGGGTCAACGGAGCACCGACCGTCTCTTCAATGGCTTGACGCATTGGGTTGACGAACATGTGCAGCATGTTGGACTGGATGTTGCGCAACTCACCTTCAGTGAAGGTGAACGTCTTTGGATCGTATTTGACTTTACGGTCAGACTCAGTGGTTTTGAACTTAAGATTACCGTCCTTGTCCACCGAAGCTTGAGTCGAGATCAGCCGTTGCAAAGCAGCAGCTGCCTTGTCCGGCAGGCGGCCACCGTTCTGAGCAATATCGGACATCCGCTCATAGACAGCATCGGTCACTGCCTTGGTCATCTTCCCGGCGATACCCGCTGCACCCGAACCATAGATGGTAATGGTCAGGGGGTTCTTGGCGATGCCTCGTTGCAACGTGAGATTGCCTTCCTCGTCCAGAGTCAGGTCACCCCCCAAGAACTCGTCCATCAGGTTGAACAGATGTTTCAGCTGTTCATTGCCTTGTGGGTTCCCAGACAGCGATTGACGTAGGGATTCCAGATTGTCTTGCAGACGATCCGTAGTGGCCTGATAGAGGTCACGCTTGTCCTCACCTTCGTTGTAGCTGTTGACGGTTTCGCCCGGACGGTTGAAGTACAGGCCACCCTTGGCAATGTTGCGGATCCACTGCGGAGTGAACTGACCTGTGGTGAACAGCACCATGGCATTGATCGGACCATTGGTTACCCCGTCCGCTTCCAGATACAGCGAGGTATCGAAACTGGCTTTCCCAGCATCATCAGCCTGCACATAGCGAGCATATTCCATCAGGGCATGCAGACCCATGGGCGACAGGTCAGCATCAGCCGCCTTGAAGTCCTGAACCAAGCCCTCTACCAACTCATCCGGCAACATGGCCGAAGGTTGAGTAGTTTCGGAGATATCAAAGCGAGATACCCAGTCTTGCAGACGCTGCACCGAAGGAGCCAGACCACCTTCCAACATGCCTTTCAGCTTGTTCGAAACGTTCTCGAAGGACATCTTGTGAACTTTGATGCCCAGCAACTGAGCCATGCCCAGAGTAAAGCGACGGTAGTCTTGGCCGTTCTGATTCGACAGATCCAGTGTGGAGCGAGTTGGCAGAATGGCTTCCCGGACCAGCTTGTTGGCTTGCGGGTTGTATTTGCCCAGCATCTGCAAACGAGCCACTCGGGTCATGTTGAACTGGTAGTGGATCGGCGTCTGATCCAAGGCAGTACCGGCTTTTTTACCGATGTTGCCCACTTCTGCCAGCAGACCTTGCAGCTCGTTGAACGCTGCCACAGTGCCACGGTTCACGCCATCCAGCGACTTGGCATGGTTGACGTTCATCTGCTCAGGATCGAACGAGCCAGCTGCAAACAGCTTGAGGACGTTGTCCACCCCCAGTGCCGAGTAGAAGCCCGCCATCTGTGGATTCACAAAGTACGGCGTGTTCTGCTCGTTCTCGATGGCCTGCAATTGCTGCTCAGTGTTCTGAACCAACGGATTCCGCAACTGGGTCTTGGCCACTGGAGGTCGTGCATTTTGCCCGATATAGCGAATCCCTTCCGGCTCGACCATCACGGCTTGTTCAATGGCCGAAGGGAATTCCCGGAGAGGCGAATCCATGGGCAGTTCCACTGGTAGCAGACGGTCAATGGTCTTGGCGTCTTTCGGCGGCTTGACCTCACCTTTGACGTATTCGACCAGCTGGGCATTCTGCACATAGAACGACTTCTCAGTGAGCAGACCGTTGTCACGGAACACTCGCAGCAGTTCAGCTGCCATGGCTTCCGGGATACCTTCTTGCTGGCCAATCAGACCATTGCTGTCTGGCACCACACCCCAGTAGCTCTGGATTTTCGAGGCCAGTGTCCGCTTGGCTTCGACCACACTCATCCCTTGGTTCATCTGGTCAACCATCGCTTCCGACACCAGATCCGGGTTCAGACCGGTGATGGAAGCCACATCTTTGGCGTCAAGGACCGAACCAAACTGATCAGCCGTCAGCATCCACTGAAGACCGGCCAGTACCGAAGTCTCAGCCAGTTCAGGGTTGTACACCAGCGTATCGCCATCCTGTTGAGTCAGGCTCAGAGCCTTGCCCTGCACAGTCGAAGGCAGATCGGAACCTTTCAGCATCTTACCGTTTTGTTGACGAACTTCACCGTCAGTCAGCAGCAGTTCCAGCATAGTCCGTTTTTCGGTCTTGCTGTACGGACGATTCAGGTAAGCCTGAAGGTTCTCGTTCAGTTCGCCAACAATCTGTTCACCTGTGCTGAGGTAGCCTTGGTAGGCAGTTGCAATCTCTTTGGTGTAGTCATGGGCCAACGACTTACCCATGTAACGGGTCAGACTGGCCGAGTCCTTCAAAGCTGCAACCACCGATGCCATTGGCGTCTCATCGCCTACAGTTCGGGTAAGCTGGTTATCAGGCAAGGTGAAAGCCTTGCTGAACTGGGAACCAATGAGATCCGGGTAAACGGCCTGCAGCCCTTTGAGTTCACGGACTGGGGCCTCCGGTTCGGGAGTTGGGGCAGGAGCTTCTGCCACTGGCTCCGAAACCTTTTCCTCTACCACGGTCGAAGTTGGTACTTGGGATGGCGTAGCCTCTACCGAAGGCGCAGGCTGAGTTACAGCCGGTGCAGCAGGAGTTTCTTCGACAGTAGGGGCAGCCGTAGGCGCTGGAGGTTGGGCTGGAGTACGGTAGGCAGCTACCACATCCTTAGCCGGACGGTTCAGCGAATCATTAAGCGGAGTACCAACAATATGCTGAGCATCAAGATTCGGGAAAGCGGACACCATTCCGTTGTAAACGTCAGTCAGGACCTTGGTTTCAAGGGCCACAGTCTGAGCAAACTTTACAGAATTCTCGTTCCCTGGATGAACCTTCAGTCCCGCCTTGCTGGTAAACCACTCCCCGTTCGGGCCGAGAGCCTCATAGTGGACAGCCTCACTTGCCGGGTTCCCCGAAGCAAAGTGAGTGTTCAAGGCAGCAACCTTGTTCTGCATGCTGTTGACGAACTCGGACATCTGGAACAGGCGGCTACGTGCGAGATCAAAGTTGCCCGCCTTCCACGCCGACATGATGCCTTGGGCATGTTGCAACGCCGATTTCCCTTTCTTACCGTATTCTGTCTTGACGTTGCGGCTTACCTGAGCCGATGCCGAGTCCTGTCCAAGACGAAGCGCTTCCTCATCGGCTGCTTTGGCCGCCCGAAGTAAGGCTACCGAAGTGTCCAAGGCTGCTTTCTGTTCAGGGGTTACCTGAATGCGGCCTTGAGAGACTTGATACAGAATTTGTTCGTTCTGTTCCAGATTACCCTTGTCCGGGGCAATCGCTGCCACAGTAACAGCATCCCGGATGGCTTCTTGCCCAGCAGGAGTTGCCAAAGACTCTTCCGTCACTGGAGCTACAGGCTGAGCTGCACGATTGGCGATGGCCTGTTGAACGGTGTTCAAGGCCTTCAGTACTTTAGGGCTGGAACCAATGGAATCCATCAGTGCCCCGTACTGATTGATGATCTGGGCTGCTTGGTGATCACCGGGGATCTGGTTCAGCAGCTCAGGATCAGCTTCCAGCAAGCGGGCGTAAGGTTCCAGTAGCTCGAACATTTCCAGACCGGCAGACAACTCTTCTCGGCTGCCTTCTTCGGCCTTGACCACCACATCCGACAGACGCTGAATGGCTTCCACCCGGTTGGTCGCACCTTCTACCACCGGAGCCATGGATGCTCTAACTTCGCCCGAATCAAACTGACTGGCAGTCAACAGGCTGTCAGCGTACTGCTGAACTTGCGCTTTTTGTTCCGGCGTACCTTCCAGACTGTCAATGGCTTCCTGAATGATTGGAGCCGCTTGTGGTGCAGTGGTTTGGGCTTCAGCAGCCGCTTGGGCTACAGCTTGATCCGAGATTGGGGAAGCAGCCGCATTGGCTTCTTGGATCGCATCGGCACGACGGGCTAGTGCATCACCTGCGGTATTGATAGCAGCCGCACCGACAGCCGAAGCACCTGCCAGTGAGGTACGGGCAGCCAATTTGGCCAGAGACGGTGCATGGGTAGCACCCGCAGCACCAAAGCCATAGAGGGCACCTTCGCCCACTTGACGACCAACACCTTCAGTCAGGGATTGGTTTTCATTGGCGTACTGGCCCTCAGCGAAGTTCTGAGCCAGTTGGGAAATACCACCTTGGACACCTTCTTCAACAGCTTCACGGCCCAAGTTGCCCACAGCTTCGCGGCCTGCACGGGCAGCCAGTACATCACCTTCAAAGCGGGAAACCAGCGTACCGGTAGCAGCAGCCAGAGGAGCGGTAATAGCCGCAGAGAGCTTACCGGTACGGTCTGCCACTTGAGCCTTGGCAGCCTCTTGGCTCAAACCTTGACCAATGAGTTCCCGGTACATCGGGGACTCTTCCATCAGCTTCTCATGGGAACGGCCCATGATATCGGCAGCCACTTGTTGGTAAGCACCCCCAGCTTCCATACCCCCGATGGCAGCCAGTACCGGAGCTTTGGTTGCAGCAGTGACAGCAGCCTGCCCGGCTTTACCAGACATCTCGGTAGCCAATACAGCTGCCCGGCCAGCATTGTTGGAGAGAACCAAGGAGCCTAATTTGGACAGGCCTTTGGTAATCGGACCAGCAGCCAGCAAAGAACCAGCAGCATTGGCCGTACCGTCTGCCAACAAAGCCGGGGCCAGTGCAGCATTGGCAATCGAATTGGTGGCATCACGGCCAATGCGTTTTAAACCAGAGATGAAGTCCGATTCGCCATTTTCGGTATCGATGGATTCCTGAACACGGCTGTCCCGTTCATCAAGGAAGTTGGCCGCCTCGGAAACTCGACGGGCAGTGTTTAGCTCATCGGATTGAGTAGTCCGCAGCCAGTCATTGGCCTTGCCGATACCGGCAGCAAGGGCAGCACCCGATTCAGGGGAAACTAGCCCAACACCCAAGTTGGCCAAGCCAGCGAGTCCATTAACGAAACCGGAACCAAGGGAGCTGGTAACGTCATAAGCAAAATCCCCAGCACTTGCAGCCGGGGTTTTCAAATCATTGAGCACTTCCGTACCGGCAGTGGCTCGGTCACGAATCATGTCCTGAGCAGCAGCCCCGTACTTGCCGTACAGATCCACTGGGGACATGTTGCGAATGTCTTGTTCCAGTTCGGAGCCATGCTGACCACCCGCACCCAGAACACGACCTACTGCCATTTGATAATCAGTAGGCAAACCACCCATGGCTACTCGTTTGGCATCCGAAGCTTGTGCTACCTGAGCCTGCTTATTGGGCACAGTGGCTGCAATGTCTGCGGTCTTCTGTTGGTAAGGATTGGGATTTGGAAGTCCAGCATCAGCATTAGCTTCTGGAAGCATCTGATCTGGGTAAGCCGCTTGACGCAAGAGGTCATCGATAGAGGCCATTGAGGAACCCTGTATTAGAGTTAAATATCGAGAAAGTCTACCTTAAAGTTGAGTCTAATAAAAACAACAAAACCCCGCCAAGGCAGGGTTCCATTGTATACGTCAACGCTTAGTCGTACAGACCGAAACTCAAATCTTCCCGATTGAATGCTACTGGAGGGGGGGCTGGCCGGTTCAGTTCAGCGTCTTTCTGCTCCGGCGAAACAGTTTCCTGATTCTGTTGGGCTGCCGGACGTTGGGCACGAAGAGCTGGAGTAGTCCGTTGATTGTCGATCAATGCACTGAGTCGTTGCTGAGCACGTTCATAGGCTCGCTGGTAGCGAGGAATAGAACTGGCCAGTTGAGGACGTTCCTGTGCAGCACGAACTACGGCTGCCAACTGTTGGGCTGCTTGTTGTTGGGCCTGTTGAGCCAAGGAGATTCCTTGACCTACAGCCGCAGCACTCTGGTTGGTCAAGGCTTGGTCGATGTTTACGCCGGTTCGTTGGGCTGTGATATCGCCTTCAAGACGTTGATCATTGAAGCCAATATTGCCACCCAGATTGGTCGTCCCACGGAAGTCCCGGCTGAATGGGTTAAAGGTACTGGCTCCCGAGATGTTCCGACGCAGAATGGCACCGGCTTGTGCAGGGTTGGTATTGCCTCGACGCACGATGTCATTCAGCTGGTAGATCACATCAGCCCGGTTGGCTCCCTTGAAATCGGATGCCAGCAGAGTATCAGCCACCGTACCCACAGTGTCAGTGTTGGACAGGTTCTGGAATAGGTCAGTGGTAGCACCTTGCTGACCGACATTCTGCATCTGCCGTACACCCAGATCAGCCTGAACTGCATTCACCTGCCCAGCAGTAACCGCCGGAACATAGTCCCGAGTCTCTTTAGGGAGCTTCGAGAGCCAAGCATCAGGATTACCTTCCCGAGTCGCTTCAGCGATGGCCTCACTGACACGGCCAGGACCAGCGTTATAGGCAGCAGCCGCTTTAGCTTCATCACCACCGAAGGTTTCCTTCTGCTTGTTGAAGTAGGCTTGACCCAAGGCCAAACTATACTGAGGATCGTTTTTCAGACGATCCGCACTCCAAGGCAAACCTGCCAGTTCAGCCGCTTCCGGGCCAGTACCGGGCATGATCTGGGCAATGCCCTGAGCACCCTTGTTGCTGGTCAGGGTCTTGCCATTCTTATCGAACTGCTGACCCCCAGATTCACGCTGGATCATGTTGCCGAATGTCGAGCCTTCACTCAGAGAACCGGGACCGTACATATTCGGGAAAATCCGGGACAAGGCCTCATCGGCTTTGAACTGGGAACCCGGAGTCGGAGCGGTATCAGCCTCGGCACGAGCACCCGCAGCATCAATCGAGTTACGCCGAGCATCACCCACGATTCCCAATGCGGTCTGGTTGTCAGTGTCATCCCGACGGGCCACATCCAGATTGAACTGGTTGGTATTGTTGGAGATCCGGCGACCATCGTTAGCCAGACGACCACCTACCAGATCTACTTGGTTCGCCAGTACACGAGCCTGTTCCTGAGGTTGCAATGCTGCAATCGTAGGATCGGTGTTGCCGTACAGACGAGATGCAGCACCACGGGCATTGTCATTGGCCGTGTCGATACTGCGAGTCCGGTCGAAGTTGTACTGGTTGGTGGTCATGGCTTGGCCCAGGGCAGCCTGACGCAGTAGATCCGCAGAGCGAGAACCAAGAGAAGCCAGTACCTGTGGGGATACCGATTTAGGATCGATGCCCGCCGTGATAGCACCTGAGGTCAAGGCTTCTTGGTAGGCCTTGGGATCGGTGTAACGAAGCGAGTTCAGAATGACCTGTTGGTCATTGGTTCGACGCTGTTCATCACGAAATTGGGTCAAGCCCTCACTGATCCGAGAGAGGGCGTTGTCCACCATGGCGCCAGACGCTACTAGACCCCGGAGAGAGCTTCCGAAGTCAGGAGCATCCACATTACGCCAAGTCAGAGTTGCCATAGAAGAGTCCTCTTAGCGGCTCAGGCTATTGGCTGCAATCAGACGATCACGCTCTTCATTCGACATGCCTTGAGCTACAGCACGAGAAGTCAGACGATCCGTCAGTGCAGTGTTATACGACTTGATCTGGTTGTTCAGGTTTGTATTGGTGATGTCCTTGGTGAACTTGAACTGATCACTGGCCAATTTCATGGCTTTGTTACCTTGAATCAAACCAGTGAGAGCCTGAAGGCCACCTAATGCCAGACCGGCAGTAGGGATATTCATCCCAAAACCCGTACCGGAGAGAGCATCAGTAGCATTAGGAGTACCTTGCGGTACAGAGAGGCCAGTGGTATTACCGCCTCCCATGAAAGAAGCGGTATTCCCTACCACTTCGGGGGAGGTGTAACTGGGGGCTGCAAAAGTCGTAGCCCCGTTACCTTGGTAGTTGCCACCACTGAACAGACTGGCCAGCTGGCTCTGAATGTCTTGGATAGTGAGCATGTGTTTTCCTCAAGGGAGTTGAGTAGTGATTGACGCTTCCGTGAATGAGGAAATCAGGCCATTGGTGATATCGGCAATGTCAGTGCCGGTCATCAATGTACGCTGCATGAAAGTCTCCAAATTCTCGTACACATAGTCTACACGGGCAGACTCTGACAGTGCAGAGATGTCAATGGTGGCCTTGTTGAAGCCAAGGTTTTCAGACCATGCGTTATAGATCTCCATCATCTTGTCTTTGTAGTCAGTCTGGAGTTTTTCGATCTTGTCTTGGATCTCGTCGATTTTCCCTTGGACTGCTACGGAGTAGCCTTTACCAGCTGCCACAGTGGCCTTGGTCAAGTTCACTGCCGAAGTCATGTTCTGCAAGCCTTGCATGGCCGTACCACCGTTGGCCAACGAAGTACCCATCGACAGGGCTGCCACACCAGCAATGGCACCGACAATGGCACCCACTTCTGGACCCAACAGAGCTACCGAGGCTTGCATGATCAGCTGGGCAATCAGCATCCCAGCGAGTGCGTTGATAGCTGCACCGGCAATGATGGCTGCCGTACCGGCCAGACCAATCGAAGCGCCCACCGAAGCAGCCGTACCCAGTACACCTGCACCGGCTGGAGCAGCACCACCCCACGTCACAATGGTGATGATGATCACAGCTACGATCAGTACCACCTTGAACCATGTCGAGGTGTACCACTTCTTCTTCACCACCTTGTAGGAGTTCAGCACCATGTAAGCCGCTGCGTTACCCATCTGGGTAGCGTCTTTCAACGACATGGAACGGAACACGCCTTCATGCAGGGGAATCAGGAACCCGGATTCTTCTGGGTCATTCAGGGCGTCTGGCCCATGAATGTCTACACCTTTTCCTCCGTAGATCATGTAGTTATGCCAGAGACCGGACACTGCCATGACCCGGTAGGAATCAGCTTTGTCCTGCCAGTACATCAGAATCGTGTTGTCATTGAATTCCCGATCACCGGTAATACCCCCAGAAATCAGGATTTCTTTGTAGGTGGAGGCACTAGCCACAGTGAACCAAGTGTTACCAACCTTGGCCCCAGGCTTACCCAGACCGGGGATGATCGATTCGGTAATGCTGGTGTAGTTCAAGTTCATGTTGAAGTTGAACTGATCCGACCGGCAGGTAAGACGCCGATACGGTGCATCAGGATAAGTAGCCCGAGGCGGTTCATCTGTACCGAACAACGGATCCAGTGGATTGGACTGAGCATCCCGCCATTCCACCCAACGTTCCTGCTTCAAATTCTCCTGCTGCCACTTGACCTTCCAAGCTTGGTACTCGGCATCACCTGTCTGGCCGTATTGGTTCAGCAGCTGGAAGAACTTGTAGATGTACTTCCGGGCAGCATTTTCCTTGGTATTCAAGGACGTACCAAACACACAGTAAGCAAAGTCGATGTCTCCGAGAGACTCGCTGGATTCCAGCTGGTCCACAAGGAAACTGAACTTCTTGTCGAATACCCGCTTCACTGCCTTCTTGTTCCAAGGCAGCTGGTCGGGCATGTACTCCTCACTGATGAAGTTGTTCCAGATCCGCACCGGGATAAACGGGAAGAACTCACCCATGTTCTGGGGGGTGTCGAACATGGCATCGTAGGCAGCATTGCCATCACCCTTCTTGTAGATCACCACCTTGAGGGGGGTCCACGAAGACACGGTGATTTCCTGCTCGTCCTCTTTGTAGCTGTAGGTGTGCCCAACCGACTGCACAGCATCGGTTACGGTAGTGGTCTTGGTGACGCCACCGGGCAAAGTTTCGCTAGACGAAGTAGTGGTGGTGTTGGTCACCGTGCCCACGACATCTTTGATGGTGGTGTAGTACAAGGTGTCCGTCACCTTGGAACCAAGGAAACTCAGTCCGTTATGGACCAGCTTGGTGTACACCGTGGTCACATTGTCCGCAGACTCTGTATGGGGCGTATTGACCGTGCTGGTCTCATTGGGCCGGCCATCGCTGTAGCTGACGACAGTGGTTTTCACGTCGTTCATGCTCAGCGAGACAGGTGTAACCACATGGCTGGACACATCCCAATCAGACACATCTGGAAGATCGTCAGGGTCTGAAACAATGATCTCAGCCCCTTCCTCAATAGGTCCGGGGACCTGGCCCTGAGTCAGCATGTAGCTGAAATACAGATACTGAGCCTGTGGATCAAAATTCACAGGCTGGAAAGAATAGACCCGCCCATCAGAGGCAAAGGTCATGGTGACGGTATCGGTCAGCTCATCAAAGTCGATCTCGTAATCATCATCAACTTCGCTTGGATGGTTTTCCAGCATCCATTGGTCCACCCAGAAGCCATAATCAGCCAGCCCAACTTCAGCAGTCTGAATGGACACATCGAAGCCGGGCGCCGGAACAATACTGGCAGCCAGTACATCGTGGTCGATGTTGGCCCCAATATTGATCCGGGCAGACTGAAGCCCTAGCTGGGCATTGTAGCCTTGGTTCCGTGCCCACCGAGCAAAGCCACGATAACGAATTCCCGTTCCCTTGATCAGTGCATCCTGAATGGTCTCCCCCATCGAAGCATTGTTGTGAGAGATCACTTTGGTGGCGATCACTGTAGGGAGAAACTGCACCCGGTTTTCGATATCCCCAGCCAAGTTGTACATGCTGGAGCTGACGTAAACCTTCTTCTTCGAACTGAAGAGACCCATTCAGATTACCCGAGGTTGTTGTTGGTACGCACAGTCTGGAGCACTGCGTTGACGTTGGTATTGGTGAAGGTATCTGGTGGCACCAGACCTTCGTCAATCGTCTTCTGCGTGATCCAAGCATCCGACCAGATACGGGCAGCTTTCAGTTCAGAATCTCGCTGGTAGCTGGTGATCTGCTGGCTGTACAGGGCTTTCTGTTTGCCCAGTACACCCGTTACAGCCGTACCATCCACACGAGTATCCAGAGTCTGAGCACGTTGTGCCTCGGTCTGTTCTTTCAGCATGTTGCCTTGGTAGCCCAAGTTCTCGACTTCTTTTGGCAGTCGAGTGGTGAGATTGTAAGTTGCCGTGTCATTGGCAATCAGCTGACCATCTTTTTGTGCGGTGTTTAACAGCAGCTGCATTGGCAGCATCTGAGTCAGATTGAACTGGGCAATGCAGTAATTCACCGACTCGGTGGCCAGACGCATCTTGGTCAAAGCGTAATTGGCCTTTTGGTTCAGAGCTTCTAGCTGAATGGATGCCAGCTGGACTTTGGCAGTTTCCATCTGGACTCGGGCAGTAATGGCCTGAATCTGGGCAGTCTGTGCCTGCCAGAATGCACTGTCTTTGTTCAGAAGAAACTGAACAGCATTGCTCATTGCACCCTCGAAAGCTGCAATGTAAGCCTTGGTGTATTCAGCCCCTGCAATACGGCCCTTATCAAATTGACGCTCAAGGTGAGCACCGATAGATGTCATTAAACCGTCAAACACACCAGTGCCATCAACTGCACGGGTAGTCAGGTCATCAACGGTAAGTGGCTTGATTTCCTGATACATGGCACCAGTGCCGTCATCAGGGAACTTGAAAACATCACTGTTAAAATCGACTTCGGGAATGGTGAAGTCATTGTCTGTGGTGAGCGATTGGATCAGCTCATTGGCTTCGATATCAGCACCGCAACCGGCCATCTGGAATCCCTCTGAGTAAAGTAAAACGGCCCGAGGATAACCAACGGGCCGTCTTCATTGCGTCTAGTCTATCAGCCGATGGAGCCAGCCGCTGCTTGTGCAGCTGCCAGAGTGGCCAGTTCTTTTTCGGTCAGTGGTTCCAACACTTCCAGCGAGAACTCACGAACCCAACGCTGACTGACTTCTTGTTGGCCGGTGGCCTTGTTACGCCACGTTTTGATTTCGAGGAACTTGCGCTTGTCCAGCATCTTGTAGATGCAGTAAGGGACGTGGTAGCCCTCGTCAGTGTCTTCACCATACGGTACGAACTTGCGGACAGTGCCGAGGAACTCGTTCGCTACGGTGAAGATCTCGCCCTTGAGATCTTTCTTTTTCGGGTCGAGGTTGGTGATGCGCAGTCGCACCAGTTTCATGTTCTCGTCGATCAGGTGCTGACGAAGGCTCTTGGTTTTCACCGGAGCTTCAGCTTCCTGAGCGGTTTGACCGATCAGGGGATTGGCCTGAGTGGTCTGGGATTCTTGGTTCTGAGCACTTTCCAGTTCAGCTTGCTTGGTAGCAATGCGTTCACGGAGGGTCTCGACACCGATGTTAGGGCTGAACGAAATGCCCAGCAGGGTGGCACGTTGTTTCAGCAAGTCCAGCTCGGAGACTTGTTGTTCTTCGGCGGACAGTTCGTTTTGAGTGTTGTCGTCGGACATTGCTTTTGTTCCTTGAGATTCAGATTTGGAACCAAGGGGGATTACTCCCCCTCAGTGGGCCAGCCTGTAATTAGACTGGTGCAACGGTCTTGATGATGGCCAGACGTTCAGCACGTTTGATCAGGATACCGTAGTACCACTTGATCGAGCTGAAGCCGGTTTCACCGTATGGATCGTTACGGTCAGCAGTGGCGTTGCCCGGCATCTTGGTGATGATGGTGAACTTGACGGTCTTGCCATCGGTTTGGAAACCGATGGTGGAGAAGGCGTCGTCACCAACCACGAGGATCGGGAATACGTCATAACGCTCGGTGCCACCAACGGTGGTCGAGTGGAAGCCGGGGTTGTCGGTCACAGCGGCACCAGCACCAGCCCAGTGCAGCATTTCTGGCACTTGAATGAAACGGATGGCGTCGATAGAGCCGATCTCGCCGTTCAGGATGGTGCCTGCGTCGGCGTAGTGCTGAACTTCGATGAAGGCCTTGTTACCGAACAGGTCGGTCATGGCTTTCAGTTGAGGAACGACAGCCGAACCAACGTAGGCAATACGGCCAGCCGGGATCACCTTGGTGTCGGTTTTCAGCGAACCGGTGATGATGCGGGTCTGACGCGGAGTGCGGTTGTCGGTCAGGATCTGGTCCAGACGCATCAGGTTCTTGTAGCTGACGATGGACGCCGGGATCTCTGGGTTACCACCACCAGCAGGGGTGACTTCACCGGTGATCTCGTCATCCGAGGTAGCAGCACCGGCGTACAGCACAGTACCGGCACCAGCCAGCAGGTCTTTTTGCAGAACAGCTTCGGTCAGTTGAACAGCACCGTTGAGCAGTTCACGGGACAGATGGTCTTTCAGGCCATCGTCCGAGTCGAAGTCCAGCGACTCCTGGGTGAACTCGGTGAAGAAGCCGAACTTGTGCAGGGAACCTTCCAGCTCGACACGGGTGAAACCAACACGGTTCACACGGCCACCGTTCTCGGTCAGCACTGGCAGTTTGCCGACGATGGTGCCCACGTCACGGCTGGAACCATAGAGGTTACCGTTGGCGATGGTGACACCGTTGGCGTCGATGCCTTGGTCGTTGACGTTACGGTCATCCAGCAGTGGGATGTACTCGTAGACCTTCACTGCCTTGCCGTAGTGTTTCGGCATGTTGATGGCGTTGGCCAGTGGCATGAAGAACTGTTCCTTACGACTTTCGATCAAGGCTTTCTTGATCCAGAAGAAGGTGTTCATCTGGTCAGAGTTGGCGCCGTCGATAGACGACTTCTGACCTTCTTTTGGAGCGTTGTAGTTCAGCATTGGCAATTACCCTTAGAGGCGACCATTCATGTACTTCAGGAAGTCCTCATCCTTCATGGCGAGAGGATTGACGATCTCCTGAGCTTTCTTGGGTGCTGCTTGAGTTGGACTCGCAGCAGCAGCCTTATCACTGTGAACAACTGGTGCCTTGGGTGCAGCAACACGAGTGTCCACTTGAACAGGCGGAGTTTGAGCAGGTGGCTGTTGTTTTTCAACAGCGGCATTCAACTTGCCGCCTTGAGCCAACTGATCCCCTACTTGCTTATAAGCTTGCAGGAAAGATACTGATTGCGGGATCTGCCCAAGAGCACGCTGACGATCAACTTCAGCTGTGATGAGGTCATAGACGCCCAGTTCACGTTGCTGGTGCATGATCGAAAGGATTTCCGGGTTTTGCCCAAGCATCTCCTTACTGGCCTGATCCCAAGTGGTGTGGATTGCTTGGAGGGTTTTTAGACCTTCTTCGCTACCCTGCAAATCGCGTAGGGTTTCGTTGAAGTTCACCTCTGCATCCGAGACTCGGTGATTGCCTTGCTGGTATGCCGGTTCCGTACTGATGTCCAGATCCAAAGGATCCAGACCGGAGTCTTTCAGCAACTTCTTGATGGCTTCCGGGTTCTTGTTCTTCAAGTCAATGAGGAACGAGAGTTGCCCTTCGTCCAGCAGTTCGTTGTTCTCCAACATCTGCAAGTATTTACGCTTTGGCGCAAGCTCCTGCATCTTGCGGGTGTAATTCGCACCCATCTGAGCCAACTGGATCAGCTCTTCCGGGGAACGGATTTCAATGTTTTTGCCGTTGGCTCGGAGAGGGGCCATCAAGCGCTTGTACAGTTCCTCGTAATTCGGAGGAGTCTCCGCCTGTTCAGGCTGCTTCTCAGGCTGTTGGGTAACACCCTTGTCCTTGTCGGCAGCAGCTGGTTGCTGTTCTTTGCCCGACTGGGCATCGGTGACAGCAGCAGGTTGGGCAGGCTCTTCTTTATTAACAGGCTGTGCAGGTTGCTTGTTGGCTTTGTCCTCTTCGGACTCTTCGGTTACAGCTGGTTGCTGTTGTTGCACCTGCTCCGTTTGAGCCACTGGCTCTGGAGTAGGGGCAGGTTGTTGGCCCTCTTCAGTGGTAGCAGCCCCCTCAACCGAGGGGGCCTCCACGACTGGAGGTTCCATCTTCAGGAAGTCCTCATCGGACATTCCCAGAATTTCTTCACCAGTCTGAGCGCCCATTAGTCATCAGCCTCCTGCGAGCGGATGTCGTCTTTCTCACGTTCGATGTCAGGGATCTGGGATTCAGCATGGTTGCCCATGGTGACCATCACCGACAGGAAACGTTTCAGATGACCTGCGGCTTGGGCGATTGCCAGAGCATCAGCCCGGCTTGCAGGATCCAGTGCTGGATCAGCGGAACAATGAACGTAACGCGCACATTCATGAACCAAGAACTGCTCGTTGATCACCTTGATGAAGTCACGGTTCTTCTGGAGACGAAGAACAGCATCACGAAGGGAGACATGAACACGAGAGGCGTCCAGTTGGGCATCCAGAGCTTTCAGTTGGCGTTCGACTTCAGACATAGCTGATTGGTCCTTTACAGATTGTTTGCAGGATTGAGAGCCGGATCTTGGCTCGGATTAAACTGTTGCGACCGAAGATTCAGTGCAGGATCTCCAGCGGCATCAATATCTCGCTGAATCATACTAGCACCACCAAGTCCCGGTCCAGCTTCATTCATCTTATCACTAACTTGGTTGAAGCCTACAGCAGCAGCAATGTCTGGAGCTTTCTCACCTTCCTTGGTTGGAGTAGTGAGTGCTTTGGTGACTTGAAGGTTCTGGTTACCTTGAGACTGAGCTTTTTGTTTCTCCATCTCACGGGCATGTTTGGTCCCAGACTCTTGCTCAACGTAGTCAAGGTTCTTGAGATCCTTGGATGCACGAGCTTCTTCTGCTTTGGCTTGGTTCAGCTCTACTTCAGATTGCAGCTTTTGGTTTTCCAGCTCAGCTTTCTGAATGGCCAGCTCTTGCAGACGTTGCTGTTCAGGGGTTGGCTGTGGACGGAACTTGCGGATCTTCTCAGCGAGTTCAGGCATACGCTTGAGATCAGCGATCTCAGCCAGAATCAACATGGCCATGCCAGGATCCGAATTTGGACCCAAGGTCTGAAGCATGAAGGCCAGATCCTGAGACTTGGCATTATCCACTTCAGCAGTCGAGATATCGGTAATCAGGTCAAAATTACCGACCAGATCTTCTCGACGAACCGTGACAAATTCTTGGTTGGTGACGCGGATGACTTCCTCTTCAGACAGGAAGACAGCGTTCATCGAGATGATCTTCTCACCGACATCGCACATGCCTTTGGCCAGACGACGAAGGATTGCCATCTCACGCTTGGAAGCGGCGTCCAGCACACCACGGATACCAGCGGCTACATCACCATAAGCTTCACCACTCAAGCCACCCGAGAACGACTTCACCCCAGTGAGAGATTCAGCTTCTTGGTTGTGCAGGTTCAGCATCATCAGTGCTGATTGAGGAATCTCTGGGTACTTATGCTGAATGATGCCTACAGCTGGGTTTTGGTTTGGGTTGTACTCATAGTCCTGCCCGTTGTCATATCGACGTCGGTTCAGGGCATCCAGCATGCCTTTAGGCATACCTTCTTGGGAGTTGGCCGAGCGGCCCATCAGGTCCAGCATGCCACGGGTCAGAGCACCCAGAATTTTCTGGGAATCTTCCAGCAACTCAGCATCGGTTTCCCCGTACAGGTCACGCTTGACCGGCAGGTACGGGATTACCACGAATGGCAGCTTACCGTCTGGAAAGGGGTTTTCTTCCAGACGGATCATCACATCTCCGATCCAAGTACACACAATCGGCGTCAGCTTGCCGTCACCAGTGATGTCTTGGAAACCCCAATACTCATAGGCCACAACCTTCTTGCGAAGGCCATCGGCAAAGTTGAAGTCGTTGGGGGTAGTGGTCAGATGATCAGGCTCACCCAGTGGGGTGGCACCTTCCCAGTTGACGAACTCAAGGTTCTTGTAGCGTTTTGGTTCCTTAAGCAGATCAGCTTTGCTGGTCTCGAAGGACACCACTGCGAACATGGCCTTGTTGATATCGCCACAGCAGGAAGGATCGATTACCACGTTGTTGGGATTCATCACCTCCACCAACGGACGGTTCTCCAGCACCTTTTCGGTGGGAACCATTTGGGTTCCGGTCTGCTGGGCGAAGACTGCCTGGCCGGTCTCCTTATAGTAGGTGACTGCCTGCTTGATCTCTTCAGGCGTGTTCTCGTCGAAGTGACGACGATCAGCCTCAAAAGCTTCCAGTGCTTGCTGCAACTGATCCAGCTGTTCTTGGGTCTGGATCTGGTAGAAACTGAAGACTGGAGCTTCGACATTCACCATGGTGGTAATGCGCTTCCAGCCTACTCGAAGGACCGAAGTACCTTCGTCCACGGTAGCCCGGACCATATCGTCAATCAGCTTGACCCGGTTCATCTTGGTTCGGAACTGCCAGTTCAGAACCAGATCATTCTGCCGGGCAGCTTCTGTGTCTTCGAAGGTGACTGGACCAACCTTGAACAACTTGTTGGAACCAAGGAAAGGCTCTGTCAGGGCGGAGTAACGCCATTCAGCTTGACGACGAATCAGCTTAGGCTGAACAGAAGATCGACCTTTTACCACAGGCGGTTTGGCTTTGCCTTTCACCTGCAAGAGGTCATTCCAGTGAGCGATGCGGCTCATCTGGGCTTGGTGGGAATGCCGACCAGATTCCAGATCCTGCTTAAGATTGCGCAGCTCTGGCTCTTTGACCCAATCAGTCAGGCGGCTCTGACTGATGTCAGCAGGTTGCGGTGCGTTATCTTCCATTGGGTTCGCTCGATTCGGTCAATAGGGTACGGTCGTTCAGGACCATTTGTTTCAAAGCGGAGATGGTTCGGTCACGCTGTCTAACAGTTTCCCCGAACTCTCGTACCAGCTTTCGCCCCTCTTCAAGAGATCGGTCGAGTTGGGCTGCATGCTCTGCAAGAGCGTCCCGTTCAGCTTCGGAACCTCTGGCTTTACGTTGATATACGTCGGCTCTGAAGGTTGCGAGCTGCAAGCGCTGATCGTAATCAGTGCGATAGCCATCGAGAGTGGCTTGATGTTCAGCAGCGAATGTTTGCAGATCACGAGTCAACTCCTCGACCTTGGCTTGATGTTGGCTCTGCAAGACATTGTACTTGCCCTGCAATTGGTTCATAGCTTTGTTGCGTTTCTCGGTGTCATCTGCCCATTGAGCCGAGACACGTCTGGAACCAATGACATCACCGTACTTATAGGTGACGCCATAGGAACCAATGAGCAAACAGGCAACGAGGAAGGCAATGACAAACCGCTCAACCATTCCCATCATTGATCCTCCTTGCACTTGTTGAGGGGGACATTCCCGATACGGTGATCCATCCAGCCCACTGTGAACTCTTTCAGGTTGGTCAGGCTGCGATAGTGCTCGGCTTGTTGGGCGTCCATCATTTTGATGACCAACTCACAAGCTTTCACCTTTCCCCGTACTCGTTGGAGATTGGCATAGGCACTGATACTGCCCGGACCGATCTTACCATCGACATTAATAGGAGGGTAATCCTTGCCTCCTCGGTTGTACGCATTGAGTGAGTTCTGGAACCAACGGGAAGAACGATCAATGCCAGCATTGACTCCAGCATCTACCACCTTTTGACCAACAGCTGGGGACAGGGTGATCACTTCACCGTAGCCCGGCTTGTTGATGTAGTTAGTAACGTAGATGTTGGTAGCTGTGTCCTTGGGTAGTTCTTTCATGGAGCCGGTGTAGCCAGCTTGTCTGGCTACTGCCACGGTAATCCCATGGTTGGTTTCCCCGCCGGGGTCTTTTGGGTTGTTGACATAGCCCCCCTCCATAGCAAAAACGGCAGCCACAATGGCTGCCACAGCGGAATGGGACCCGATACTCTTTTTACTAATCGCCATCGGTGGCCTCTTTCTTCTTGAACATGCGACCAATGATGCTCAGGACAAATAGGACCATGGCAATCTTGGAGGCGTGAGGAAGGTTGTCACGGATATCTGGCGGCAAGGTTTGCCATGTCTGGTTCAGAAATTCGATAACCCCCATCGCCAGAACCCCAAGGAGGTTCCAGCGAATGGAGGCGAATTTCCAAGCCCGTTTCCATTCAGGGATGAGCTTGAGTTTCATCATTTAGATAACCAAGTGAAGATCGTCTCCCGCATGGTCACTGCTGCTGTCAGGATTGCTGAGCCAATAGCCCAAATCCATTTGCCAGCAATGCCAGCCCCTTGGACCTTGTACTTGATGCTGACGAACTCATCGATGGTGGGTGAGGCTGCGGCAAGACTCTTTTCCACTTGATGAACTCGGTTGCTGAGTTCCAGTACGGACCGGTTGAGTTCTTCCAATTTCTCGTATTGTTGCTTCCTACCCTCACGAGCCAGCTCCAGTGCTTCCAGGGCTGTGACCAGCCTCTCTTCAAAGCGAGCCAGCCTTACTTCTGGGGTCTCTCCGCTCATAAGACATTCCCGGTTGTGTTAAGTGTGTGCAGATTATTGCTTATCTTTGGGGCCTGTCCTAATGGCAAATTGCCTGATCCTCAAAAAAGCCCGGCAATAGGCCGGGCTTTGTAAGTTGAAGCTTGCCTTATGGCTTCAGCACTACAGTGCCACTCAATGCATCTGCCCGACGAATGACACCATTATCGAGGTAATGCATCGAAGCAACCAGACCATCAGCCACTGCTGGGGTTTCCCAAGAATAACCACCTCGCCACTTATACGATTGCCCCTTGAGCAACTTGTAGTAGTTTGGCTCGGTTGGGTTACGTTGCAGGAACTTGTGGATTGCTGTGGTGTACTGCTTAGTAGAGGAGCCACCACCACCGATGATCGTGCCATAGCCGGGGTAGATCAAATCAGGCACAGCAGCGATACCGTAATCCCGATCAATCCAAGCGGACAGCTGACCATTGGCACTGGCACACACAGATGCCCACGCTTTCGGATACAGAGTTGGCGAACCAGCGTTTGCAGTGGAGTCCCAAGCAATTGGGGCATCATACTGACCTCCCATGTAGAACAGGGTGTCATTGGAGCCAGTAGTGGTCATCTGGCAGGCATAATCGATGTAAATCTCGATGTCCTCCAGTGCCATCACATGGGCGTGTACGTTACATACACCAGCCATCCAATCCAATTGGATACTGCGAACCAAGGCATACCGTCCCAGATCGACAGTGTTGTTGGCCATGAATTTGTCCACTACTCGACCAGTGATCCGGTCAGCAGTACCCGAATCACCCGGATACAGACGAACGCCATCAGCTTCCAAAATGTAGCCGACGTTGATGGCAGTCTGCTGCCCTTTCACCAAGTGGTTACCCCCAGTGAATTCCAGACCGGTATAGCCGTCACCGTTGTTGGTCACCTCGAAAATCATAGGAGGCAGCCAATCAGTGCCAAAGCTTTGCAGCACAGCACCATTACGCAAAACTTTCGAGAAGTTCGGCAGATTGTTTGCGCCATTGGGTCCAAACTCATAACCCCGAGTCAGAGTACCGTCTTGCCAGTAAAGCTGGATGGCCCCAGTAGGAAGTACAGTGTAGGACACCTTGCTGCTGCTACCTTGGGCGGAACCGGAGCTAGCAGAGATGTACTTCGCTGGATCAATGATATGGGAGTAGCCTGCCTGCCAAGTGGCATTCATCGCAACCTGAGTACCGTAGGCAGGAAGCTTGTCTGGGTCGATGGTTACCCGGACACGAACATCACTGCCGGTGACCAGCAGGATGGTTTGAACACCCAAGGTGCGATCAATGGTCGGCTGAGTGGTTTGCAGACTGGCAATCGAGTTGGAGGTGGTAATGGTGGAATCGTTGTAACCGGCGATATCCACTTCCTCGATGATCCAGTTGTCGGCAGCTGGCACCACCAGTGCGTTGCCGTTTTGGAAGTAACGCAAACCGTAGTATTTGCCCGGCTTAGCATTCAGCACTTCCGCATCCAGAACCGCATTCAACTGGAAGGGGGCATTGGAAGACACGGCGTTATTCCGTTGAACGGCACGGAATGGAGCCAATTGCCCTTGGTTGATGTTGATCGAGTTGACTCCGCCATCACCAGAAGATTCAGCAACCAGCTCATAGACTGAAGGATCAATGACCTGCGAGTAGCCCGGCCACAGAGGGCTATTCATGCTGTAGTTGGTGCCGTAAGCCTGCAACTTGGAGGTGTCGATGGTCAGCTGGATACGGACACTGGTAGTAGTATTCAGGGTTACAGTCTGGATACCCAGAGTACGATCCAAAGCAGGCTGCGCCAAAGCTAAACTAGCAATAGAGTTGGCACTGGTGATGGTCGAGGCGTCGTATCCTTGGATGTCCACCTCTTCAATGATCCAGTTATCAGCAGCTGGTACAAGAGTGTCATTACCATTCTGGAAATACTTCAGACCATAGTATTTACCCGGTTTGGCATTGAGAACTTTGATGCCCAAGATAGCATTGAGCAGCAAAGTGTTGGTTGCAGAAACTACCCCACCACGAGTAACCGAACGGAAAGGTGCGATCTTACCTTGGTTAATGACAATGGAATCGACGTACTCCCCATCACGCAGGGGTTCGTAGCAGGAAGGATCCACAATAAAGGAGTAGCCAGCATCTGTAGTAGCTGAAGCACGGACATGGGTCCCCACTGCTGGAAGGGCACCCGTATCCAGAGAAATCAGCACTTGGATGCCTGGAACAGTCAAGCTGTTCAATACTACAGACTGAATGTTGCCATCCCGGTTAATCACGGGGGTAGTGGCATCAGCTACCCCGATAATAGTGGTAGCTAGATTATTCGCTGTAGCGTAGTTGTTTTGATCGATTTCTTCGACAATCCAACCATCTAGCTTGGCCCCAGCAATCCCAGTATTACCGTTAGCAAAATAGGACACACGGTAGTATTTGCCAGCACGGGCACCACGAATTTTCACCGCAAGGATGATTTTGTTGAACAGCAACGACTCGCTACTGGTGATGTTGTTCCGAGTCATACGGCGCATTGGATACACACGACCACGATTCAACGTCAGGGTGTTACCAGCAGTGACGATTGGCACATGGCAGGAAGGATCAACAACCCACGACCAACCGGCAGTACCCGCAGTCAAAATAGAGACAGGAGTACCTACAGCAGGCATTGCCGAAGTATCCAGAGTAACCAGTAAGCGAACCAAGGGAGCACTGACTGGGGCGATGCTGATAGTGACAATGCCTTGGCCCGGAGATACCAACGGAGCTGGGTCAGACAGAGCATTGATGATCGTAGCTGTACCAGCAGAGGTGAAGGTAGCCCGGTCAAATTGCTCAACCACAATGGCATAACCAGCTACACCACTGAGCAAGGCGCCGTTTTGGATGTAGGCCACTCGGAAGTATTTGTCCGAGATGTAGGTTTCATCCCCGATAACCTTCACACCCAGAATGATGTTATTCAGTGTGGTGTTGGCGTTAGAGGTAGTACCTCCACGGTTAAGCTGTTTGTAGGGGAAAGCCTTGCCTTTGTTTACGATCAGGGAGTCGATCTGTGCCGAAGGGTAACGCTTGATTTCGTTGGCCGCTGCACCCACACGACGGTACAGGATCAGATACTCATAGGTATCCGAAGATGGAACGCTGAAATACGAACCATCAGCAGTAGCTGCCAGTCCAGTTGCAGTGTCTGGGTAGACCTTGGCAGAAGTTTGGGCTTGGTCAGCAGCAGCTTGGGCAGTACCAGCAGATACAGCAGCGAGGTTTGCAGAGTTGGCAGACAGACCAGCTTGGACAGTAGCCTCAGCCTGAGAAGCCTGAGCTTGATCTCGGGCATAGGTGGTGTCGTCGAGTAATTCTTGCCCTTGGATCAATTTTTGATCCAAGGAAGCCTCGGCATTGGTGACCTTTACGTCGAAAAGGTCATTCTGCTCTTGAGCATGAACATTTACTTGAGCAACAGCAACGGTTAACCGGGTATCAATCTCAGCTTGGAATACTGGCAGTTCAGCTTCCAAAGCGTTATCGACAGAGGTTTGAGCCAAGGTGGGAATCTCAAGCAGCACATCATCGAGGCGCTCAAGTTCCTCCATGTTGTCGGCTACTTTTTTAACCGTGTCATAGGCCGTGCCGAGGAACTTGTCTACCAGTCCCGGCTCGTTTCGTGGGAAATCCCCCACATTACGGATATTGCTCATTTATGAATCCTCTTACGGGAAACCACGAAGCATCAATTTTACGTTGGTATCCACACCGGAATCACCAACAGAGTTGTCCAGTTTTAGTTCTGCAAAGCGTCCTTCGCAGAATGCTGTTAGAGCCTCGGCTCGGTTGTTCCCATCTTGCCCACCCATAGGGCTAAAGATGGCCAAAGCTACCCGTGCTCGCAGCAGATCTTCCAATACTGGAGGAACCTGAATCTCTTGATTGAGGTGCTCATTGTTCCCCTCGACAGCATACGCCAGCTCAGGATGCAAAGCCTGATACGTCACAAAGAAGGCTTGGTCATAGCCCACATGGTTCAGCTGCAATGTGTCGTAAGCTGGCGTGAAGACAGAAGCCCATTGATTCCCATCGTTCATAGGCAGTGCATTGCCGATCTCATTGGCCACACCCAGGATTTTCACAATGTCACCCGTGAAGGGTTGGTATGGACTATCAATGATGTACTTCAGCCCCTCAGTGGGGTCAGAAAGAGCGAACTCTTTCTTGAGGGGGTACAGGTTCTTCCACTCCAGTGACTGAACCACAAGATCCTTGGTCAACAGGGGGCAGCGAGTGGAGATGTCCTTCAAGGCGGTATTCACTGCCTCGATGACTTTGTTGTGGTGTTCCAGGGGGATGGTACCACTACCTTCACCCCCCAGTTTCAGATTGCTCAGTTCCCCATAGGACAGCTTCCGAAACAGGTCTTCAAGTTGCATAGGTCACACCATATAGGATTGGAGTGGGTTGGCTTCATCTGCCCGAGCTTCGTCATCCCACACCTCATCCACATGAGTTACAGGCGCAGACTCGCTGGGCTTCCACGGTGTTAAGTATGCCAGCATGGAGATAGTGTCGATACAGTCGTCCTTGCCTTTGAGGCCGCTGGTTGTAGCCAGACGAATCTGCTCCATGAAGTGGCCGATGATGATCGAGTGCTTCATCTCTTCTGGGAACAGGATCTTTCGAGCTTTGAACCAAGGGACAACCATGTTGAAGCGGGACAGTTTATCCGCAGTGGGGCGGATGCCAGGCTCCCCACTCTTCTCACTGGAGGCGAAGTTGAACCAGATGTTCCGGTTCATCATCTCGTTTTGCAGCAGCTTGATGTAGGCCTGCTGCTGACCTGTCACTTCGATACCCACCTGTTGAGGGTGGTACTCAGAGACCAGACGGAAGATGTCGTTGAAGGTCTTGTCGATGGTCTGTTTTTCACAGATCCCGTCTACCCAGAACCAGTCACCGTTGGCATTGTACGCCCAGACCGAAATCACCGAGTAGTCGGCAGACTGCTTGGTCGAGGTGGCGATGTCAGAGGTGATGTAGAAATTGAAATTCTGCTTGTTCTTCAACAGGTTGGCTCGGCTGTACCAACCGATCTCAGCATCCTGCACCAGACGTTCTTCTTCCGAGGTGATGCGGAGCATCAACTCCTGATAGAAAGCAGACAGCTTGCCGGTCTTGACCGCCATGTCGTACTGCTCTTGGATGAAGTCGAAGGTGAAGCGATCCTCCCAGGCCCCGACAAACTCTTCACGGGTGCAGGGGAATTTCTCGCAAACTGGCCAGACGTTGACATCCCATGCCCCGGACTCAACTGCCTCGATCAGGATGTCTTCGGTGTTGAACGGTGTACCGTTGAACACGACCTTACGGCGAGTCGGATCGAGGGCGTGGTTCACACCTTTATATACGGTGTCCTTGATGGCGATCATCGCGGCTTTCGACTTAGAGTCATCATCGCTCACGAGGTCGTCGAGTACCGCCAGCACTGGACGCTTACCAAAGATCTTCGTACCCCGCAGACCCGTCTTGGCACCAAACATCTTGACCCCCAGCCGGTGACCTTCCCGGTTGGTGAACTCAAGGTAGTTGTCGGTGAAAATGGCGTCAGGGATCCATTGCTGCAAGAAGTCACTGTTCTTGTAGCGAAATTCGATGTTTTTTCGGGCCGATTTGACGCCGTTATCCATGGAGTCAGAAACGTAGATCATCCCCTCGATCTTGCCGAAATTGGGCAACGCCCCAAACATGGCGATGAACAAGGTGAGGTATTCCATGAATACAGCCGTCTTGCCTGCACCCCGAAAGCACAGGTTGGCCACATAGTCCCGACCACCGACCATCTTGTCCAACATCTTCAAGTGAACAGGGGGAGTCTTGTTCGACTCCCCTTGCTGACCATTCACCAGCTTGATGAAGTTCATGAAGATCAAGGCAAATTCAGAAGGGACATACGACGAACTGTTTAGCTCGGCATAGTCCACTTGGTTCAGCCAGTCATCCAGCTTCTGTTTCTTCAGGGGTGGCAGCTTGGCAAACGGTGCTGTCATTGGCCAGACTCCTGCGTGAAGATTCGTTGACCGGTGATCTCCTTGATCGACTGACCTTGCTCAATGTTCTGGATCGACTGCTGAGCCAGATTCTTCAGCAGGTCACGCAGCTCGTTCATACCACTGCTCTCTTGAGCATTGATATTCAGCTGGAAGCCTGCTTCTTTTGGCTTGCTCAGATGAGTCAGCAACGAGTTGGCTGCATCACAGCGAACCTTCTCACTCTGGGCATTCATCATCAGGTCAGCCTGAACGTTGATGGCGTCCTGATACTTGTCTTGGTTCAGCACCCACGACGGGATGATGGACTGCTCCAAGATCTTGTTGACTAGCTGGTTCTTATTGTAGGCAGCCACATAGGCTGAGATGTCTTTCTTGCTGGCACCTTTCGCTACCAGTGCAGCATGGCGTTGGGGGAAGGTCAGAAAGTAGGCATCTTGGTTCGACTTGTTCATCAGCTTGTAGCTGACGTACTGAACTGCGTTCAGGTAGTCCTCCATCTTGTACTTACCGTCTTGTAGCACATGGCTGTACGACAGAAAGTTTTCCCGGACCTGCTCAGCAATCAGCGGATCGGACACGACGTTGTTTACGGTGTCCACCAGCTGCTGAGTCACGGAGCTTTTGAGGCTGGCTGGTAAGGCCTTGGCCACCATCTCTTTCGTCAACATAGTTCTAGATCCTGTACCTTTATAAAGGAAGGGGGCCGAAGCCCCTTTCTTAGTATTGCTGGGCCACTATCAGTAGCTGGTCTTTCAACAGATCTCGTTGAGCTGTCAGCTCTACCAGCTGAGTTTCAAGCTGATCCTTCTTGGCCAGCAGATCCAGAAACTCTTGGTTCATGGCTTCGACCTGATTGGCCACATCCCGATAGTTCTGTCCTGCCACCAACAGTGGGTTTTCTACATCACTCATGGTGCTTCCTCAATCTTAGATCTAGGTTTTAGGGAGGGCTTTGGCCCCTTCAATCAGCTCACGTTGGAGACGAGTCATCTCCATGCGAGCTTGATCCTCTTGTCGAATCAGCTGATTTGCCTCAGCTTCTGCCGCCACTCGACGTTTGCTGATTATCTCAAATTTTTCGTAGGCGGCTTGGAAAGCCTTGGCTTTGGATTCAATCATGGTCAGGAGCCTTGAATGCGTCAGCAGGTTGAGCAATGGCACGGACAAACCACATGAAGGCGGTTTGCAGTTCAGTCTTGGCAATGGCCAGCATGCGTTGGTCCACCCCTTGGATTTGAGAGATCTGCTGCCACAGCTGACCAATGTCAGTCTCGGCTGCCTTGATGCTGTTCATGCCATCGATCTCTGCCTGAGACAAGTCACGATAGCCTTTGATCAATTTGTGTTGGTTGTCCATCAGTTTTTCCTCAAAGAATGGTTACGGTAAGCACGACGAAGCTTCACATGAATGGCATCAGACAGACTGCCTTTCTCAGTCAAGTCATCGAAGAGTTCTTCAATCTGCTCACTCAGTGCAGCAATCTGATTGTTGATGTCCCTTCGTTCCTTATAGAGAGAGGCCATCTGTCTCTCCATGGACACGATCTCAGGATTGAAGACCTGAGCTTCCTTCTCTTCTGGCTTCTTGCGGAGGTAGTCCCCCACCAGTTGCTTAACCTGCGGAGCTGGCTCCTCGTCACGGTTGATGTTCCAAGACGACAGATGATGCAACAGGTTGCGATCAAGGGCCGTCAAGGTATGTTCCTCGACACGGAGCCAACCGAACCGGTCGGGTTCTCCGATGGGGAGGTATACGTGCTTTACGTCACTCATCAGTTTTTCCTTGGTGGGGGGCTGAATCTGAGGTTAGACTTTAGGCTCTCTTTAGTAATCAATCAATCTCTTTCCAAACAAGGACGGGGGTAAGGGGGGCTATTGTCCCCAGAAACTGGGGGACGATATGGAGCTGTGGGTCACCTACAGGAATGCAGAGATCTCAGCCATGACAACCTTGGATCAGATGTTCTCCCATCGGATCAGGTTCATGGTGCTGTGCCAAACTCAAGATGAGTTAGACATTCTCAAAGGGTATGAGCTGATCTACAGCCGAAAGCTGGAGATTTACACCTTGAACCAATGGAAGGAACGGGAGCCGGTTCCTTATCTGACGGTTTCGAATGGTAAAAGCCTGCTTGTCACAGGGCAGCCTCACTTGACTCCAGTGATCTACTCCACCTTCAAGCCCGAGGATCACTTCCGTGGACTTTGATCTCTGGTACAAATTCGGCTCTGCTCCTTACGAAAAGGTGGACATCACCAGACCTTTCAAACCAATCCATCAGCATTCGGAAGCACCCATTGTCTTGTGCGAAACCCAAGAAGAAGCGGACCAATTGGCTGGCTTTCAGTATGTCATGGGCGGCAAGCTGGATATCCGCTTGGTTCCTCAAGGTGCATCAGCCAACCCTTGGGTCTACAACCGGGCCTACATCTTTCTCACATGGAACCCAATCGAAAGGAGTTGAACCAATGCAGATCTATGTCAAAGGAGTGGACGAATCTTGGACACACAGCAGATGGGTTCCCATCACCCTTGAATATTATTTCAAGGAGTTCCCTATGGATCTCTGTGCGGTAGCTACCCAGAATGAGATCGACATGATCAATGGTGCGGCTCTGATCTTTGGCTCAACCACCAAGCCTCAGCTAATTCACATCAATCCACTCACATACCATGCAGCCATATGCCGTGTGGACATGCCTCAGTATTTCCTGAAGGTGGAGGTATGAGGGTCCATATCCAATACGCCCCCGGCCTGACCAATGATGATGTCTGGGGCGAGTACACCATGGAACAGTTCTTCAAAGCCTTCGCCATGGAGAAGCTTGGGGTTTTGAGCCAAGAGGAAAAAGACATGCTCCTTGGTTCGGCCCTGATCTTCGGCTCTCGCTGTCAGCTTGACATCACTGTCCTGCCAGACTTCAGCTTCGAGGTCTACCAGAAAACTGGCGTGGATTACTACGTGCAGGTGCGGGTATGAAGATCGCTTACCGACTGGGAAATATGGGCTGGGCAGAGGATAGGGTCACCACTCTGGATGATCTCTTTACTCTAGCTAACTGGCCCAGAGCAGTGTTCATAGCTAGGAACCAACAGGACTATGACACCCTTTGTGGGTATGAACTGGTCTATGGAGTGAAGCTTCCTTTAAGGAGGGAGCCTTTCAATGCTGACCTATTCAATATCGATGAGGTGTTTCTTTGGGTTGATTTCCCCAATAACCCAGACTAGTATCAACTTGCCATCTGCCATAGCCATGGGCGATTGCTTGTACGGCCCTAGGAGTCGGTGGGTTAAAACCGCTTCAGTGAATCAGGTCCATGCTCCTTCATCACAGCAGTACCGTGATGTCACACAGGTTGCCAATAGCCTGTTAGTGGATCGGGATTCACAGCACAGTGGATAGGCTTGAGTCCATCTCCCCCAGCTAGGACAGTCCACACCAGAAGGCCCCAAGACCTAGACTCCCTTGGGGCCTTTTTCTTTGGTTGGGTATTAGAATCAAGTTTGCTTAAGGATAGATCTAGTAATATTTTTCTTGCTGATTTTTATGGTGCAGATGTTCTATGGCAGTGTGTACACCCTCGGCACCACCAGAATCATCAAGTACCCCCCCGGTACACTGTTGTACACTGCTTAGCCTACCCCCACTTCATCAGTACACTGGTGCTGCGCACCGCTTGGGCATGTTGCCCTTGAGTATCTAATGGAGTCTAACCATGTCGTCTTCCCGTCTTACCTTTGGTGCCATGCTGTCCACTGTTCAGACCACTGCCAACACAGTGACTGCAACTCTGGAAGCTGCGAACCAAGCAGTCGGTATGCTCACTGCCTATGTAGGCGAAGCCTCTGCCAACCAGAAGCTGCGTCAGATCGCTGATCGTGAAGTCTTCTTGGAGAATCTCATCACCGAGAAGTCTGAAGAACGTGCTCTGTCCCGACTCAAGGTCGAGAAGTTCATTGCACAGTCTGCCAAACACCATCAGCACTACGAGGAAGCTTATGAAACTTTCAGCAAGCTGCTCCGTCCTGCT